TTACTGGCCTAATTTATTAAATATAGCATTAAGGTAATTAACACAAATTTCACGTTGTTCTGGAAACATATGCGTATAAGTGTCAAGAGTTTCAGTAACACTAGAATGTCCTAATCTTGATGAGATTAATTTAATATTCATATTTCCATTGATAAGCAAAGATGCGTGAGAATGTCGAAAGCCATGAAGTGTTATGTGTTTTAAGTTGGCTGCTAACATAGCTTTATCCGCAACTCTTCGTATAGTGGTTTCTGAGAGAGGTTTATATGATCCAAAAATAAACCAGTTGTCATTGAAGCCATATTTTTTCTCTTCTTTCAATTTTCTCTTATTGAGAATTTCTATTATATTTTTAGATAAATCAATTACTCGGATTGAAGCTTCATTTTTAGGGCTTTTTAGTATGTATCCGCCTTTTTAATGCTTTACGGCTTAGAGATTGATTTATATTTATAGACTTCCCGTTGTATTTGTCCCATGTAAGGGCGAACACTTCACCAGGACGGCAACCTGTATAATACATGAAGTTAAAGAAGTCAGAATATGCTTCTGGTACAAATTTAATAAATAAATTAAACTCTTCGATTGTGAAATAATTTTCTTCATCTTTATCTGCTGAAACTTCAATTTTTTTTCTCTTGAAATTACCTTGTACTTTAGCTGGATTTTTCAGTAAACCGTAATAAGTAACACCATATTCAAGTATAGTAGTTAACAAAGTGTGTAATTCCATTAGATAACTCTTTTTGAATTTTGCCATGACTTTAATATCTGGTTTGCCTTTCTGCTTAATGGTTTCTTTAACATATTCTTTAGAATACATCGTATCTTGCCATTGTCTAATAGTTAACGGTGTAATATTTTCAATCATTAAATCTTTGAAATAAGGTTCTATATGTCCCTTTATTTTACTCATCTTGGTTACTAAGGTTGTCTCTTCATTGTTATTGATCATATCATTTTTGTACATAGTTAATAAAGTAGAAAATTTTACTCCACTTGCTGTTGTTTGGTTTAAATGGTTGGCAATAAAATCTTCTTCAGCTTTTTTAGCCAATTTGATAGTATCATAACGTTTGCTATTCTTTTGCCGTCTTTGTCCCGTGATGGTTGTGTAGTAGTATCTGAATCTGTATTTTTCGACTTCTTTATAAAGTGGCTTGCCTTCCTTGTCAAGTTTACCGGTTTTTACTTTTTACTTTTACTTTCTCGATCATACGAAACCCTCCTTGTTAAATTCATATAAATTTGATACAATTTGGGTACAATAAAAAACTAGTTCGCAAAACAAATTTTTATTGTACCAGCGATATTAGTAGTATCGCAGATTCACTCCTTGTTAGCAGCATGGAGTGATTTTTAAATTTGCAAAATAAATGATTAAATATAATTTTACATATATTACCTATTTTATAAAATGACCTAATGCAATAGAATATAATAGTGACGTCACGAGTATTTATAGTTGCCACAAACCCCAGAATGGAGAAACTATGAATCACTGTGTAGAAATTAAGTATATCGTTAACGAATTTTGTCATCAGATAACCGTCAATTATAGTAAACTAACTGTTGAAATAATAACAAATAGGGTTCTTTCTGATGCTGAGAAGGAATTTATAAGTAATGCTATCTCGAGATATTTCTTGGAGAACTGAAAAGTTCTCCTTTTCATGTTACCAATGGATTCGGCTAACTTCTACAACGCCTATAAATCTTATATTATGTACTTTCATTGCCTCCTCAGTGAAATACAAATCTTCAATGTCAGGATCTTTTAGCTTTTAATATTAGAAGGTCTTTTTTCTTTTTTTACTTGTCTGATAATAGCATCATCATTATCTATTAATACAACTGCAATATCACCATCTTTTGCATAATTTTGCTTCCTAGCAATTACAATGTGCTGTATCCCCTTGAAAGGCATCATCGTATTGCTATTATCCAATAACGCAAAGTAATCGGTTGGTTTTGTTAAGTCTGACGGAAAGTCCTCCGTACCTATGATATTCGTATCATTCATAATGGGAAAATCACTCGATATATTTTTATATACTGGTAATTTAGTTGCCAATAAATCTTGTTTTTCATCTGTCAAATCTGATCTATAAATATCGAAATAGTCTGCGATAGTTTGTAATTTATCTACTCTTGGATATTTTTTACCAGAAAGCCATTCAGATATAGTAGTCTTGCTGACTCCAATGGCATGAGCAAGGTCATTTTGGCTTTTTTTATTTTTCATTAACTGATATCTTAAATTTTTTGCAAATACTTCTCTTGAATTTTCCATATAGCACCTCGCTTATATATTTTATATCACTTTAAGCAAATTAAATCAATGGTAATTAGTAAAAAATTACAACTTTAAGTTGACAATAAACTTTAAGCGAACTATAATGATGCTAGGAGGTGAGTTAATGATAAAAAATGCTCCAACATTTACATTGAAAGCTTGTCGAGTAAATAAGAATTTAACGATAGCACAAGTATCGAAATTCATGGGAGTTTCTGAGAAAACAGTTTGGAATTGGGAAAATTACAATACTATCCCTAATGGCAGCGAGTTGCGGAGACTGAGTGAATTATTCGGCATTAAAGAAGATCTTATTTTTTAGGCGATAAGTTCGCTTTAAGCAAACACTTCGAGTTAGATATGCACAGCTTGCAAGTTTGAAAGGAGGTGTAATAATGCCACAGAAGTCGAGGATACACACTGCATCAGAAAAATTGACAGTGCTCAATTTACTTGAGCAATCAACGGCTACTTTCCAAATACTTTTTGACTGCGGGCCGTGTAAAGCGTTGGAACTTAAAAAAGTAAAGCAGAAAATCATCGAGAGTGGGAAGCTGCTGCCATGTGAAGACAAAGTACCAACAGCAGCAGCTATAAAATATCTGATGATTGATGAAGTGCGTATCAGAAAGCTTGCTGCGATCGAAGCGGCCGAGCAACAAAAAAGAGATACCCGCGCCGACCAAAGCTAGTATCTCAAAGTTGATAACATGTCAATATTATCAACTCAATTATAGCATATGCCAATAAAAAGGCAAGGAGGAACAATGTACAAGTATATTAAGCAGACAAACAAACCCATGATATTGATAGTAGCTTTAGTGCTAATGCTAGTTATTGGCAGCTTAGCCCTTTACATAGACTGCCAAAGTAAAAACCGAACTATCATTGCGCAGCAGGACGTGATTAACCAGTTAGAGCATACTGCTAAAAACTGCTATTGCTGATTTAGCAAGCAGCAATGAACACCTTAGAGCATATGAAATCAGAATCAGCCAACTTGAAGAAGAACTATCATATTACCAATGACTAAACAATGGTGTAGACATGCGGATTGATGGCGTGCATACGCCGGTATATATAATTGATCGATACATCAATGAACATTCTCTTCCCCTAGAACCTGTTAATTTCACCATCCTATCGATCGATTACAATGTGGATCCATCGTTTGCACTGGCAACGTGGATTCTGGAAACGGGCAATGGCAGCTCACTGATGTGGATGCAAAACAATAATCCTGCCGGTATCAAATGCGGTGATGATTATTGCAGCTATCCATCTAAGGATGCTGGATTAGCTCAATTATTTTACTTATTAAGTCAATATACTGATGGCAGCATTCCATGGATTGGCCAACGAAACACGATCAGAGAGATCCGTGAGGTTTGGAATCCTGAGAATGAGGACTGCTGGAAGATTTATGAAATCATGCTGCAGATTGCAGCGGAAGGAGTATCAAATGGATAAATATAAAGAATTACAAATACTAGCTGAGCCTTTACAGGAATGGCTCAAACGCTATTATCCTAATAAAAAAATATTGATTGATGAGCATAATGCGATGGTTTTTGAATTTGACATCGAATGCTCGCTACCTAAAGAGGATGATTACAATGGATAACATCAAAATCAACAAACTAGAAATCGAAAATGTAAAGCGTGTTAAAGCTGTGAAAATCGAACCTACACTGACGGGTCTTACAGTAGTTGGTGGCAAAAACAATCAAGGCAAGACATCAGTGCTTGATTCGATTGCATGGGCATTAGGCGGCGAAAAGCACCGGCCGTCACAACCTCAGCGTGAAGGCTCAGTGCTTCCACCGGCTCTAAAGGTACAATTATCTAACGGTCTGATCGTAGAACGTAAAGGCAAGAACAGTGATCTGAAAGTCACTGATCCTAATGGTAGGAAAGGTGGCCAGCAGCTGCTCAATGAGTTTGTGGAGCAGTTGGCCATTGACCTGCCAAAGTTTATGGAATCAACCGGTAAAGAAAAGGCACAGACGCTATTAAAGATTATTGGTGTTGGTGATCAGTTGGTTAAGATTGAGATCGAGGAACAGGAGCTTTATAACCAACGCAGAACAATCGGCCAGATTGCTGATCAAAAGCAGAAGTATGCTGATGAACAAGTGTTTTATCAGGAAGCGCCTAAGGAATTGGTATCACCATCAGAGCTGATCAAGCAACAGCAAGATATTCTGGCACGCAATGGTGATAATCAAAGAAAACGTGAAAAGGTAGAACAGATCAAATGGACGGTTACTTCATTGCAATCTGAAGTGGCTGCTTTAGAAAAACAGCTTCAGATAAAAAAGGCAAGTCTGGATCAAAGCCTAAACGATTTGAATATTGCTCAGATGGATGCGCTCGATTTGCAAGATGAATCGACAGCTGAGCTTGAAGCAAGTATTGCTAACATTGATGAAATCAATAGAAAAGTAAGAGCCAATTTAGATAAAGAAAAAGCTGAGGAAGATGCAAAGAATTATAAAGATCAATACGATTCATTGACAGCCAGATCAATCAGCTCCGAAATGCAAAGTTTGAACTGCTCAATAAAGCGGATATGCCATTACCGGAGTTATCAGTTGAGAATGGTGAGCTGATCTATAAAGGTTATAAATGGGATAACATGTCTGGTTCAGATCAGCTGAAGGTAGCAACTGCGATTGTCCGCAAATTAAATCCTAAATGTGGTTTCGTGCTTCTGGATAAGCTTGAACAAATGGATTTGGATACCATGAATGAGTTTGGCCATTGGCTAGAACAGGAAGGACTTCAGGCAATCGCAACTAGAGTTTCGACGGGTGATGAATGCAGCATTATTATTGAGGATGGCTATGTACAAGGTAAGCCAGCTATCATAAATCCTGAATTTGAACAGCAGTTTGAAAAGAAAGAATGGAAGGTAGGTAGTTTCTAATGGAAATCACACGAGGAAAAATACAGGCAGCACAAAAGGTCGTTGTCTATGGTCCAGAAGGAATTGGTAAATCAACTTTTGCATCACAGTTTCCAGAACCACTATTTATTGATACAGAAGGTTCTACAACACATATGGATGTAGCACGACTGCCTAAACCATCAAGCTGGACGATGTTACTTGAAGAAGTACGTTATGTTATTAGTACGCCTGGTCTGTGTAAGACACTCGTGATCGATACAGCAGATTGGGCCGAAACATTGTGTATATCCGAAATTTGTGCACGTAACCATTGGTCAGGCATAGAGGATCCTGGCTATGGTAAAGGGTATGTTTATCTGGCTGATGAATTTGGGAAGCTGCTGAACCTATTGAGTGAGCTTACTGAACGAGGTATCAATGCAGTTATTACAGCTCATGCGATGATGCGTAAGTTTGAGCAGCCAGACGAGCTTGGGGCTTATGACCGTTGGGAATTAAAATTGCAAAAAAAGACAGCACCGCTGGTTAAAGAATGGGCGGATATGGTGCTGTTTGCTAACTACAAGACCTTAGTCATCAATGTTGATGGCAAAGGTGCTCAGAAGGGCAAGAACAAGGCTCAGGGAGGCCAACGGATCATGTATACTTCCCATCACAGCTGCTGGGATGCAAAGAATCGGCATGGGTTACAAGAGGAACTTCCTTTTGAATTTGCTGCTATCGCTCATGTGTTTGATACACAGATTAAATCAATGCCTGATGTGCAGCCAGTAGTAAGTTCAGCTCTGGTTAAAGAAACATTTGATATTAATCAGCAATATATGAATGACATCGTGGATGTTAAAAAGAATCGGAAGTAAAAGCAGAAGAAATTGATTATGCAGGTATTCCACGGGCTCTAGCGGATTTGATGAAGAAAGAAAATGTTTTACCAGATGAGATTAAATCTGTAGTAAGTCAAAAGGGATATTATCCGTATAACACACCAATCGAGAATTATGATCCTGAATTTGTTAAGGGTGTACTCATTGGTGCTTGGCCACAAGTATTGGAAATGATTAAGCAAGAAAGAAAACTACCATTTAAGGAGGAAAAAATAGATGTCAGAAATTGAAAGAGAATTAGGATGGAACGATACCATTATGAAAGATGCGGATGAATATGTCATCTTGCCAGCTGGAGATTATGATTTTGTTGTTGAAAGTTTAGAACGCGGACGTCATGAAGGAAGTGAGAAACTTCCTCCATGTAATAAAGCAATATTGAATCTAAGAGTATATACACCTGATGGTGAAAAGTAACAATCAAGCATAACCTTTTTCTACATACAAGAACAGAACCGATGGTGTCATCTTTCTTTTCATCCATTGGTCAGAAAAAGAAGGGTGAAAGAGTACCAATGAATTGGAATATCGTTCCAGGTTCAAGTGGCCGTTGCAAGATTGGAACGAAAGAATACAATGGTAACAAATATAATGAGGTTAAAAGATTCTATCCAAAAGAAGAGTCAAAAGGTTATGTTCCGGGCCAGTTTTAAGAGGCTAGATTATGGAATTAAGACCTTATCAACAGGAAGCTAAAGAATCTATATTTAATGAGTGGAACAAGGGCGTTAAAAAGACGCTCCTTGTCTTACCCACCGGTTGCGGCAAAACAATTGTATTTGCCAAAGTTACGGAGGATTGTGTAAGTCAAGGTGATCGTGTGCTGATCATGGCACATCGTGGCGAACTGTTAGATCAAGCTGCGGATAAGATACATCAAGCAACCGGTTTAGGATGTGCAACTGAAAAAGCTGAGGAATCATGTCGTGATAGTTGGTATCGGATTGTTGTAGGTAGTGTTCAGACATTGATGAGAGAGAAACGCTTGAATCAATTTTCGGACGATTATTTTGATACCATCATCATTGATGAGGCACATCACTGCTTATCAAACAGCTATCAGAGAGTATTGGAACATTTTAGTGAAGCTAAAGTATTAGGCGTTACTGCTACACCAGATCGCGGTGATATGCGTAACTTAGGACAATATTTTGAAAGTCTTGCATATGAGTATACATTGCCAAAAGCAATCAAAAGTGGATACCTAGTACCTATCAAGGCACTTACAGTCCCATTAAAGATGGATCTGTCCAGTGTTGGAGTCCAGTCTGGTGACTTTAAGGTAAGTGATATAGGGACAGCATTAGATCCATATCTATATCAGATTGCAGATGAAATGTTGAATTATTGCAAGGATAGAAAAATCGTTGTGTTCTTACCATTAGTTAAGACATCGCAAAAATTCCGCGATATTTTAAATGACAAAGGATTTAGAGCCGCTGAAGTGAACGGTGAGAGCAGCGATCGTGCTGAAATCCTGAAAGATTTTGAAGAAGATAAATATAACGTATTATGCAACTCAATGCTGCTTACGGAGGGATGGGACTGTCCGTCTGTTGATTGTATCATCGTATTAAGACCAACAAAGGTGAGGAGCCTTTATAGTCAGATGGTGGGTAGAGGCACGCGTCTCTCGGCCGGTAAGATCGATCTATTATTGTTGGACTTTTTATGGCATACAGAACGGCACGAACTCTGTCATCCAGCATCTCTCATTTGTGAGAGTGAAGAAGTAGCAAAGAAAATGACTGAGAATTTAGAACAGCAGCCAGGGATTGCATTTGATATTGAAGAAGCTGAAGCAACCGCTGCCGATGATGTCATTAAACAGCGTGAAGAAACGCTGGCAAAAGAGCTTGCGGCAATGAAGCAGCGGAAACGTAAGTTAGTAGACCCTTTGCAATTTGAAATGAGTATACAGGCTGAAGATCTATCAAATTATGTGCCAGCATTTGGTTGGGAAATGGCACCACCATCAGAAAAGCAGCAAGCAGCATTGGAAAAGCTGGGAATCTTGCCTGATCAGATTGATAACGCCGGTAAGGCAGCGAAGCTGCTGGATCGGTTAGATAAACGGCGCACTGAAGGACTGACAACACCAAAACAGATACGATTCCTTGAGAATAAAGGTTTTCAACATGTAGGTACATGGCAATTTGAAACTGCAAAGCATTTGATTGATCGAATTGCTGCGAATGGCTGGAGTATTCCTCATGGAATCAATCCTCACGACTATAAAGAAGGAGATTAAATAGCATGGAACGTACTGATTTGCTGGAAATTCTAAAGCATATTGACCCATCACAATTAAATTATCAGGAGTGGGTCAATGTAGGTATGGCGTTGAAACATGAAGGCTATACGGCAAGTGATTGGGATTTCTGGAGCCAGAACGATCCTGCTCGATATCATGCTGCTGAATGTTTTAAAAAATGGGATACGTTTCAAGGTGCAGGAACCCCTGTCACTGGCGGAACAATTGTTCAGTTGGCTAAAGATCAAGGGTGGAATTTTGAACCGACAGAGAGCCGCGCCCTTGATTGGAATGATATGATATATCGCGATGAGTTAGTAATCATTGACAAGGATTGGATTGAAGACAAAGAAATTGTCGAGCCAGCACGATGGCAACCAGTACAAGAATTAATCAAATATTTGGAAACACTTTTCGACTCTTCTGATAAAGTCAGTTATGTTACTAAATGTTGGGAAAAAGACGGTAAATACATGCCATCGAAAGGCGTATCAGATCGTACTGCTGGTCAATTGATTGAGTTGCTGAACAAATGCCAGGGTGACATTGGATCCGTCATAGGTGATTACAATGAGACTGCAGGGGCATGGATACGATTTAATCCGATGGATGGAAAAGGGATTAAAGATGAAAATGTAGTTAGTTTTAAATATGCACTAATTGAGTCCGATGACTTAGAACTTGAAAAACAGAACGCAATTATCAGAGAACTTGAATTGCCGGTAGCATGTCTTGTATATAGCGGTAAAAAAAGTATTCATGCAATAGTTAAAATTGAAGCTATAAATCATTCTGAATATGTTAATCGTGTTGATTATCTTTATAAAGTTTGTAAAAAAAATGGTCTTAAAATTGATACGGCCAATAAAAATCCAAGCAGATTATCAAGAATGCCTGGTGTCATGAGAAATGGAAAAAAACAATTTTTAATGGATACCAATATTGGCAAGGACTCATGGAACGAATGGCAAGAATGGATTGAATCAGTCAATGATGATCTACCTGAGCCGGAGAGTTTAAATGAGTATTGGGATGATTTACCTGCGCTGGCCCCTTCGCTGATTGATGGTGTGCTGCGGCAGGGGCACAAGATGCTGATTGCCGGCCCATCTAAGGCTGGTAAGTCATTTGCTCTTATAGAGATGTGTATTGCGATTGCGGAGGGTAAGAAGTGGTTTAACTGGCCCTGTGCAAAAGGAAAGGTACTGTATGTCAATTTAGAGCTTGATCGAGCCAGCTGCTTACATAGATTTAAAGATGTTTATACATCACTTGGATGGGCTGCAGAAAGCTTGCGTAACATCGACATTTGGAACTTAAGAGGTAAATCTATACCGATGGATAAGCTGGCTCCCAAGTTGATCAGACGGGCTGCTAAAAAGAATTATATAGCCATCGTGATTGACCCGATTTATAAGGTCATTACTGGCGATGAGAATAGTGCTGATCAGATGGCGAATTTCTGCAATCAATTTGATAAAGTGTGTACTGAACTGGGCTGCGCTGTCATCTACTGCCATCATCATAGTAAAGGTAGTCAAGGCAGCAAGCGGTCAATGGATAGAGCTAGTGGCTCAGGAGTGTTTGCACGTGATCCTGATGCACTGCTAGATTTGATAGAGCTAGAAATCAGCGAAGACACATTGAAGCAGGAAAGTAATAAAGCGGTGTGTAGGTTGTGCATGAGCTGGTTGAAGAAGTACGGTAAAGAAGACCTAGCATCACAGGATGATGAATGTAGTGAAACTCAGATGCTGGCCATCTGCCGTATAAATCTAAAGGAAGTTTATGAAAGCATCATCGAAGAAGTTGCGGAAATCCGTAAAAAGTCGAAGCAATGACGGCATGGCGCATTGAAGGAACGCTGAGAGAGTTTCCTAAATTCGCGCCGGTAAATCTATGGTTTGATTATCCAGTGCATCGTGTGGATCGTATTGGTACGCTTAAGGACATCCAGTTGGATGATGCTAATTACCGCAGTAAGAAAAAGAGTACGGTGTCGGTTGAAGACAAACAATTGAAAAAACAATCAGAATTGGAAAGTGCATTTACGTTTTGCGACAGCGAAGAAAACGGCGAAGTATCTGTCTCTGATTTGATTTCCCATATCGGTAAAAGTAGGAACTATGTTAAAGATTTAGTTGATGCAAATCCGAATTATGAAAGAGATAGAAAGGGCATGGTCAGAAAGGTGTCAAAGTGTCAAAAACAAAAAATGACATGTGACACTTGGGATGTCAAAGTGTCAAAAACATAATTTGACATGTGACATCAAGGTGTCAAAAAAGGTGTCAAAGTGTCAAATGACACCTATCTAAATGGCGCGGTGGGGTGTCAAAAATGGGGTGTCATAACCCCCTCTAAAGAGGGGGGTTATGACACACACCCACTTTTGACAGCCACACCCTTTGGATTTTGTGACAGGAGAAGTAAAAAGAAGGAGAGTGTAACGTATGAGAATAGCATGTATGCCATTGGTAACAAATATACCTAAGCCAAGAGATCGAGGATGGGTCATGAAGAAGTGCCCAGTCTGCGGTTGCGATTGTTGGGAAAGCAACACGCTTAGAAATAGTCTGCGTGTTGGTATCGTCAAAGAAGCAGCCTGTACGGAATGTGCATTAAAGGCAATGGGCCAATCACATGACTGAGTTCTTCATGGCAATGGTGCCACCTACTGCAACGGCTCAGCAGCACAAGATCAGCAAGGGTCGGTTCTATGATCCGCCTGAGGTCAAGGCAGCCAGAGCAAAGTTGATGGCTAATCTGGCACGATATGCCCCAGCGGATAAGTATACCAGTCCTGTGCGGTTAGTCACAAAATGGTGCTTCCCCATTACTGGCAAACATAAAGACGGCGAGTATAAATACACTCGTCCTGACACGGATAACTTGCAGAAGCTGCTGAAGGATTGCATGACAGCTTGTGGTTACTGGGGAGATGACGCTTTAGTTTGCAGTGAAGTCATTGAAAAATTCTGGGCGGCAGTGCCGGGGATATACATTTGCGTTGAAGCGATTTAAGAGGTTTCAGAAAATGGAAAATAAAAAATTGAATCATTATAAACATGAGGATGGCGACAAAGTATGGTACATAGGAGCTATAAAAAATGTATTTAATGATTACTTCGACTCATCAGATTTAGGGCATATAGCACTGGTAAAATGCGGTTGGCTGTTTAAATCAAGAGACGAGGCAGAGGCCAATAAAGATAGAGTTTTTGAGGAGTATAAAATCGTTTAGGAGGAAATAAAATCATGATCATGCGAAAGGAAAAAGATGGATTAGTTATCACAAAACATTTTGGAAGTACGTCCGAAGAAATTGTTACACTAGTGGAAAATAAAAAAAGTGGATATGTGAAAGAAATCATTGAACCGCTCAAGAAATACTCACAGCATCCAACAGGTTATAAAAATCAACTTTTAGAACAAGGATTTGAGTTAGTGAAAGTAGGTGGCCGTGATGACATTTGCGAAGCAATTGACTGAGTGTACAAATCCCACAATCAAAATTATTGCTCAGTATCTATTAAGCAGAGATGACATCAAGGATAAACTTGATAACCCTAAGAAATCACTTGATGAAATGCTGCAATACATAACCGGTAAAGCATCTAAGCGTAAGACAGGTAATTGTGCCGTGATTGATGATGATACAGTTTATGGCTGGGCAGTCCACTACTATGATGAGGATGATATAAAAATTAATCACAATGTATCTGCAAATACAGCAGTTAGTCAGACAAATAATGCGGTCAAGAAAGCGGCACCTATTGTTAAACAAAAGCAGGTAGAAGTGTTAGCTCAGGAAGTGGGGATTAAGAAAATCAGAGCCGGTAAAGGTAAAAAAGATAAACCATGTGAAGGCCAGCAGAGCCTGTTTGGAGATCTGTTATGACTTGCAGGAAGAACTCTGAGGAGCTGAAGGAACTGGCTCAAGCTGATTTACCAATGCCAGAGGGAATCGTTGAATTTTGCTTGAATGAGATGTCTGTTTTAAAAAGTGCTTATGGTGGTAAAGTGAAGGATAAAAAAGAGTGGTACTTTAAATGCAGCGAATGCGGTGATATTACTCATCGTATAGAAAGATATACAAATGGAGAACAAGTACATTGCTCTAGCTGTGGTAAAGAGTTGAAGTTTATAAAGACAGATGTCAATTCTTCAAATGATTATTTGGAATTGTCTTATGACGTGATTCAAAACTATAAAGGTAAATTGCTTTCAAGAACATTTAAATGTCAAAAAAGGATTAGCTCAAGGATAGACAGATATAAATTTGATATTAGAGAAGTCAAAAGAGTAATTGAGGGAAATACTTATTGTCTTATGGATTTTAGTGGCGATCGATTTATTTGGAATGATTCCACAGGTACGCCGATACATATACTGCTGAATCGCAAATTTAAAGAAATGAAGCGAGGCAAGTATTGTCAGAATTATTTTTATGAACCGTTTCATGGTTATAACCAAGCTGTACTAGAATCAGTTGGATTAAAGTATTGCCAATATGATGAGTACATGAAGCAAAGAAATATGAGTATCATTGATTATGTTAATTTGTATAGAGATCGTCCGAAAATAGAGCTGCTGGTAAAAGCAGGGTATCACTCAATGGTGGCATCCGCTCGTTATCTGAATCTAAAAGGTAAAAATTTTGAGCAAATCTTTGGTATAGCTTGCTATTGGGAGCTTATGTAAAGCAAGGCAGAGTTTCAATCATAGACATAAGGCACATAAAAAAGTATTCAATATCAACTTATGAACAATTGAAGGGTATCAGAGTCGTCGAAGTAAAGTATGGATTCTTGCCTGATGAAATAAAAAAGCAAAAAAAATTCTGCGAGCATGTCTATCGTAAAGGCACTAACCACTCACTTTATGCTGATTACCTACGATGGTGTGTCGAACTTGGATATCCCCTATATGATACACGTATTCTTTATCCAAAAAGATCTTCATAAAGCTCATGATGAAGTCTTTGAGGAGCATAAGAAAAACGAAAAAGAAAATCTTGCAAAAAGGTTTTGATGAATTTTATCAGAAGCTGAAAAAGTATATTTATCAAGATGATAAATTGTGATTAAGCCGGCAAAATCACAACAAGAGTTGATCAATGAAAGTGAAACATTACATCACTGTGTCCGCAGTTATGCGGACCGGATGAGCAAAAAAGAAACTGCAATTTTCTTTATCAGAGAAAAAACTCAAGCAGATCGACCGCTTTATACTTTGGAACTCAAAGGTAAAAAGGTCATCCAAGCTAGAGGAAAGAATAACTGTCAGCTTGATCCTGAAGCTCAAGATTTTGTGAAGAAGTGGGAAAAGCGTTATAGGCTATCAGGATACTAAATGGAGGTATAAAAATGGCTAAAATATTAATTGATTATGACGACAAGATGACGAAGCCGAAGATTAAGCAAGGAGACTATGTTAATGGCCATCGCGTAGAGATGGTCGGTGTATTTGATGGAGAACCACACTATTTGATTGCATACTTTGATTGGGGTGTAAACAAGCCACAGAGTTTATCCTTGCCAGACCATCTTGTCAGGGATTATGTATCAGCTGAAGATTTTGAAAAAGTGCGAAAGGTAATCCGATGATGAACTCATTGATTGAAAAAATATCAGCACAGAATGGAACTCCGGTAGAAAAAACAATGAAATTACTGCAATCATACAGAGACTTACAAAGAGGTAAAGAGATTGTAGACGATGATCGCATCTTGCTTGATATTATTAATCAATGCTTTGATGTTGTTAAAGACGACTATTATTATTTGATATTAGAGCAAATTTTAAAACAGGATTATCGATACACACCATCGCTAATAATCTAGACATCGATGAGCGTAAGGTATGGAGGCAGCGTAAAAGATTGATACGCAGAATTTCAGTAATTATTTTTGGAGATAAAGCTATTAACGAGATAATAAAAAATGAGAACGATTAAATAAAATCGTTCTTTTATTTTGCAAAGTGACATTTTAGTGTCATTAAAGTGTCATTAAAGTGTCATTTTTTTGTCATAAAAAGGGCCATGTTTTAAGTTGATAAAAAAGCTTATAATGGCATTGTGCTAAGGGGTTGGCACAATGATAACTTCTTTCCTTTCGTAAGATCAAGAGCATTACTGCTCTTGATCACTTATCATTGTTGCTGCCAGGCTGCCAGGAGGAATAAAAATGAAACAATTAATTGACAAATTAACCGAACTATTAAAAGTAAAGAGCCTATGGAGCCTGTGTGCAATGGGGGTCTTTGTGGCTCTATCACTTACAAACAAAATAGATGCTGCAGTTACGTCCAGTGTGATCTCTGCCATTATTACATATTATTTTACTAAGCAGTCAAACGAGGTTCAGTAGATGGACAGTAATACATTTATGGGGCTGCTTGTCTTTGCACTGATCGCGCTCTGCGGAATCGCATGGAAATATAAAGATGAGCTTAAAAAGGACAATAAGCCTATACAGGACCTTAATAGGAGTGTGATTGAACTTACGTTCACGCTCAAGCAGCTTAATCAGGATACAGTAAATTTAAAATCAAGAGTTGATACTCACGGTACTGAGATTCATGCGTTACAGAGAGAGTGTGTCGACCATAAGGCTCGCATAGTAAATTTAGAAAAGCATTGCGATGACTTGCTGGAGGGATAGACTATGGATGTTATTAAAAATTTAGTGGCTGAAGATAAATATAGCATTAAATGTCCGTATGCCATGACACCTGAATTTATCGTGGTGCATAACACAGCAAATGATGCTTCAGCGAGAAATGAAGTATCATACATGATTAGAAATGACAATCAAGTATCTTATCATTACGCGATTGATGATAAAGAAATTGTACAAGGTATTCCAGAGGATCGTAATGCTTGGCATGCCGGTGACGGCGCTAATGGGGTAGGAAATAGAAAAGGGATTGCCGTTGAAATTTGCTACTCTAAGAGTGGTGGCAAGCGTTTTGATGAAGCGGAAATCTTAGCAGCAAAATTTATAGCCTTTAAACTAAAAGAAAAAGGATGGGGAATTGAGAAGGTTAAGAAGCATCAAGACTTTAGCGTGAAGTATTGTCCTCATCGCACGTTAGATATGGGATGGGTACGATTTTTAAATATGATACAAGCCGAACTCAATGAATTAAACAAAGATAACGGTATTGCTATTATGGGTAAATCTGTTAAAAGTGCAGCCGCTTTGCAAGCTGAACTGCAGAGTAAAAATCCCACACTCAATCCAAGATTTAAGGATATTGCAAACACCTATTTAAAGATAGGCGCTAAATACAACGTAAAAGGCGACATTGCTTTTTGTCAGATGGCACACGAGACAGGATGGCTAAGTTTGGAGGCCAAGTATCAGAGAGTCAAAATAACTTTGCTGGCATAGGTGCTACCAACGGTGGTGCCAAAGGTGCTGTATTTGCATCTATTGAGGATGGAGTTACGGCCCATATACAGCACTTATATGCATATGCCTCATCGTTAGATTTACCTAAAGGTGAGTATTTGATTGACCCACGATTTAATCTCGTAAAGCGTGGCATTGCGCCATACTGGACAGATTTAAACGGGCGCTGGGCGGTGCCCGGTACTACTTATGGTCAATCTATTTTAAAAATCTATGCTGCCATTACAGATATCAAGAGTGATTATCCAAAGTGGCGAGCATTTGGCAATAAGTGGTATTACTATACATCAGCAGATGATTATGCTAAAGCATCTGCAGGCCAACTTAGATGGATCAATGACAACGGTAAACGATATCTTGTCGATGAGTCTGGTGCTATGCTTGCTAATGTAGCTATTAATAAGAGTGGCGAGGTCAATGGCTGCTAATAAAGGTCGTAAAAATGCATATGAGTCAAAAATTAGGAGCAGGTTTGCAGATATAGAGGTATGGGTCAAAAAAGGCTTTACTCAGCGGTCAATCGCTAATAAGTTAGGTATTGCATACTCAACATTTAATAAATACAAAGTTGAAAAAACAGAATTTGCGGAACTGTTAAAAAAAGGTCGTGAATACACTGTTGATGATGTTGAAAATGCTATGTATTTAAGTGCGCTTGGCGGTAAGCAAACTGTTAAGAAGGGTATGAAAGTAAAGAATGTCATTTACTCTGAAACTGGAAAAAGATTGCAGGAAACAGAAACTGTTGAGCTGTATGAAGAGGAAGTATATATCCCGCCAAATACAACGGCTGGAATATTTTTATTAAAGTGCTGGGGTAAAGATAGAGGTTATACTAATGATCCAGCACTGTTAGAGTTAAAAAAGAAAAGAGCTTGAGCTGAAGGAAAAAGCTCATGACGACGAATGGTAAGGAGGAAATCCATTGAACGGAAAAGTATATGTAATTGACGATAGCAAATCATTTGTAGAAGGCATGAGCAGGGCGCAAATTATGGAGTATGTCAGCGCCGGCAAAGCTTTACAGGTAAAAGTGCCGGCAGCAGCTTGGAGTGGCTCAGAAGCGCCGTATGTTGCTGACATCACTGGTAGTTTTTCAGCAAATGATGCAGTCAATGTTTATCCTATATTTAGCCAAGATAACTACATCAATGAGCAGCTTGCTTATGATAAATTGAGTTACACAGAGAGTTATGACGGCGGTGTAAAGATTTATGCAGAAGCTGCAACAAAACCGGCGACAGATTTAGTCATAGGATTGGAGGTGAAATTATGGCAATAGGTTGTATAATTGGAAAATCTTCTCAAATCGGGGGGGGGGGTACTAATACATCTTTAATTAGTGATTTTATATCCCGTGGTATCTATTGGCACAAGCCGGCAATCTGCGGCCATTTAAAAATTTGGAAAACGAGAATGTTGTTGAACCATATTTCACAGGTTTATATACTTGTGCTTATACAAAAAATTATTTTGTATTTTTACAGCAAGCAAGTGACGATGTATATATTTACATCGAAATATATAAGCTTGAAACATGGGAAACTGTATTAAAAAGGAAAATGTTTACTGAATATTCGAACAAATCGGTATTGGGAAGTTATATTGCTTTAAACATGACGTATGAGGATGATGTTTATTTGATTGCTAGTGATTTTTCGTCGATATTGAATATAAGGATTGATGAGACTCAAGCAAACAAATATGTATTTAATCTGATTACGCTGCCAAGAAAAATGACTGATTATGTGTCGATTTGTACGCTTGGTAATACTGCGTATATGTTTGGATTTAGGACAGACGGAGGTACATCATCAAGCGCAAACACTACCTACACAAGCATTATTAAATTTGATGCTCAGGCAAAAGCCGTTACGGTATTAGGCGTAAATACAAGCGACATGGGTTTCAATGTTGGTGGTCAAAATTCAAGTAACGCGCAAACATCGTCCGGGGTTTACGGATGTTTTCCTTATGGCGATAATGAAATCATGATTTTTGGTAAGCACGCTGATACCGAATTAAAGACAACGCGTATGGTTTTATATAACACCTTAACAGGTGAAAACAAAAATGTTACTGACGATCCTGAATATACTTATCTAAAAAAATTAAACACATTCAGCACCTTATTCAATAATTCGACAAGCAATATTAAAAGCGCAAGAAATCATGTATCTACAAATGGTTTAGTTCTATATTCAACTTCGAACTCAATAACTATTCCAACTGGTAACGGTAATTCAAACAATAACAAATGGTATTTGGATAATAAAAATTCTGCCCATATTACCTTGCGATTACATATTGTCGTTGATACTAAAGATAAAAAATTGTTTAGTACCTGGATTCCAGAAATGACACCGTCTTCTGTGTACTACAGCAGCTCTTATAGCGGCGGAAGATATGGACTTTCTTACAAATGGTTAAGCGCTGATGGAACATTTAGACAGGTGCCTTCAGGAGCTAATACAACCGGTATTGATATTCGGCGATCACTTGTATATGACTTAAATCGTAAATCAATCAAGGCGTTTTCGATGGATACAACTGATACAAAGTTGAGGGCTGTTGGTGCAATGATGATAGACTTTGTGGTGGTTGTAAAAAAGGAGTACAGGTTAAACCATTTTCCGAGATACCATCGCCCATGCAAGTGCGCTTCGTGCGGCCGTCAAATCTCAGTATCATTAACATCGAACCTGACGGTGAAGGTTATTACGAGGCGCCCGAAGAATGTTATTTATACATGGCGATTGAAAATGACAGGGTCATTAAGCGTCAACATATCCTTTAGATGGGTATCCATACATCGATGAGCAGCCATTTAAATTTTGGTACGATAAGGAGGTGCAAGACATGATAGATAGATTAGATGGCTATGATGTAACGGAAGCTGAATTGCAAGAATATCTTGCTGGATTGACGATGCCGGCATTTGATGTAGAGGTAATAAAAAGAGAAAATATATACGAAGTGTACTGCAATTGTAAGCTTTTATATTACTATGAATCTAAAGTCACTGCTGATCAGGAAAAAAGAGAATTGAAGATAACTGGTTTATCTCGCAGGCACAGATCCATTTTGCGGATAAAAAGATCGTGCAGGCAGAACCGGAAGCATTTGAGCCAATTAGTAATGATATGGTTGTACTAGAGGGCATAGCTGCCAACTATGAGCAGACATTGTTATTGCAAGAAAGCGTTACGGCAGTTATGGAAGGTTTAGCAGATTTATATGAACTGAATTTAGGAGGATGATTATGTTAAAGGCGATTGATAACAATAAAAATTTGGTTAATATCTATGATAACGATGAAATTGATTTGAATATTAAAAATGCTGTTAGTAATAGAGCAAAAACTGATTTAAGTAATGTTGAAAATCCTGTTTTCAAAGTAAAGGTAATAGCCTCAGGTTATCAATCGCTACATTTGGGTGATTATATCTCATCAGCTGAGGATATACAGTCAATTGATCCTGATTTTCTGCGCTGCGACGGTAGTTTGATTAAAAAATCGGATTATCCGTATATATATAATAGATTTGGTGGTTATGGAACTATCCCAATAGCAAGCTATACCAAAGAGCCACTTGATACCAGTAAATTGGCGGAAATTGGTGCTGAACGATTTAGTTATAGCACATCATTTAGTTATGACTCATTGGTTTTTAACCCATCTAAAACAAGAGCAATAAGCCCAATTAAAGTATATATCGGTGGTACTAACAAAGAAATGATTGTGCTATTTGATACATTGGATTGGCATATTATAAACATTGTAGATCCAACAACGATATTCTCAGACACAAATTTATATATATATACGAGTGTAGCTTTTAGTGAATGCTCTGAAATGTCACCTTTTATTTTTATAGATGATGAAACCATACTTTTTTGTGTAAGGAATAAAGTAACATCACGTAATGATTATATTGCTACTCTCTATACGACATCTGATTACTTTACGACAACCACTTCAATAAAAGAAATGCCTAATAGTAGCAGTTATTACCATGCATCTTTTTATGGATTTGGTGAAACGTCTGAAGGCAATCAATTTATGATGGCTGAACATACCTATTCAGGATCAAGCAGTTATGATCGAGGGATAGCATGGCTTGCATGGAACAAAAGCAATGTTAATTCTGCAGCAGGTAGCACACGTAAATTTGGTGAGACTTATCAATACCTATTAAAACTTGGGGATACTTGGCTTCTAGCATATGGAGCTTATGCCGGGTATGAATCACCATATGAGTATATACAAAGCGTTGCTGCTTTATATAGATTGAGTATATCTGCGACAGGAATTACGTTTAATTCATTTACATATCCAGCGTCTATTACTTCTCTAGATGCATCAGGAAAAATGAAAAATTTTCTATGTGGCGCTACTTATTACAAAGGTAAATATATATTTGGTGATAAAGGATCTAACAGCTTTATAACTACTGATTTTAAAAATTATGAAAGTTATAGCATGGGCGGTAGATCTGACTATTTTATGAAACAAATAGTTGATTTTGATGCTGCTGAATATCCATCAAGCAATGCGATTTTTATTGATCAACGATCAAACGGTAAAACCAGTATAAAATTATCCGTCGCATACCAAAGAGAGGCAGATCAAGCAAGTTTTGCATGGTCGCATCAGCAAAGCTATCCATTTAGTAATTACGGTTTATCAAATTTTTATAGTATGTGCAGCTGGATAGATAATGATAAGTTGAAAATTATCGTAGGCAATACTACAACGCTTGATTTGCAATTACTTACTATTAATTTAATGGATTTTAATGTCTATATTAACGTTCCAGCATTTTCGGATACTATGAGTAGTTATAGTGATAACAGTTTTATAAAAAGAAAATTTTGAAGGTAAAAAATACCTTTACATCAAGGCAAGGTGATGACTATGTATTATGTTTATAAAAATGAAAAAGGCGATTTATTTGTATCTGAAAATAAGCCAACCATGTACGCAGATATGTTTGAAGTGAATGTGCTGCCTTTTTATCCCAATGCAGACAATGCAGAAATAACTATGCAGGCAGACTTTGAAAATCATAAAGTTTGGTACGAAGTTAATGAACTACCTAATAAAAAATGTTGATTTAGATACAATTCATGAAAATGTATTAGCTATCATGGAAGGCATGGCAGCATCTTACGAAGAGCAAAGTAGCAATGATATGAACATCATGGAAGGTCTTGCTGCAATCTATGAGGAACAGATAGGAGGTACTCAATAATGGAAAAGATTTATGCAGTCTTACTTATTAATCAGGCACGTACATGGACAAGTGTACCGGCTAAAATCAAACCCAAAGTAGAGGTAGTATTACAAGAACATGTTGCCGCTGGTTTGATTAGTCAGGAACGATACGATGAGATCATGGCTAGCTGATTGGCTAACTGATGTTGGTTTATGGATCTTAAAGAAAGGAGGTACCGATATGGTTGCAGTATATGTGGCGCTGATTATCAACGGTCGCAGAACTTATGCGAGTGTGCCTGCATTGCTTAAAGACAAAGTAAAAGTTGATCTGGAAGCATTGGGCCTAGAAGATTTATGTAAGTAAGGAGGTGAGCTGCAGTGTTTACATTATCAACCTTTTACAAATCCCATGAGTGGGAAGACCTCATCAAAATATTAAAAATCGAACGAGTTAACAGCGAAGGTGTATTGATATGTGAACACTGTGGTAAGCCAATCATTAAATCTTATGACTGCATCGGGCATCATAAAGAAGAACTCACGGAAGCAAACGTTAATGATCGTACAGTCAGCCTTAATCCGGATAACATTGCATTAGTACATCACCAATGCCATAATGCTATTCACGAGCGCTTTGGTCATGATGGTACAAGGCATATCTATTTAGTATATGGCGCACCGGGCGCAGGCAAGCGAGCCTATGTTGAGACAGTTGCTGGTCGTGATGATTTGATCCTTGATTTAGATAGTCTGTATTCTGCCATAACTCTCCGTGATCGATATGATCACAGTAACCGTGTAAGTCGTAATGTGTTTGGACTTAGGGATTGTATCCTTGACCAGATCAAGACAAGAGCAGGTAAGTGGCGTAGTGCTTGGGTCATCGGCGGTTATCCTTTGAGCAGTGAGCGGAGTAGGCTGTGTGAGATGCTTGGTGCAGAGCCAGTGTATATTGATACACCTCAGAGTGAGTGTCTGCTTACGTGTAAGGATAGGGGGTACGATTACTTGGAGTATTGCGTTAAATGGTTTGATAGCTACACTGTATAGCCCCCTGGCAAGTCAATGAGACAGGCCCGATGGGGACTGGTAGGGGCTCTCAATTTTCGCAGAAAGCCATTTTTTGAGATTTTTAGATTTAGAAAGCAAAAGAATTTGAATTATGTCGAACCTTTGAGTCATCTCTGAAAGAAGTAAAAAGGAGGCTCATAAGGTGGAAGATAGAAAAGAACAACTTATTAATATCGTGCAGCATGCAGATAAAGATGTGCTTGTATTGCTGGGTCCTCTCATTGAGCATGTAGTATTTTTGGAAGAGTTACTTGCTGAAATAAAAAGCCTCAGAAAGTAACTTTATCAAGAGACACCCGGCGGATCGTAACAGATTAAAACCCGGCGACATGTATAAGCAGTATAAAGACCTCAGCCAAACATATATCAACGAGCTTAAAGTATTGCAAGGTGCTTTAGGGATTGATGATGCAGATGGCACAAGTCCACTCAGAGAGTATTTAAATAGCCTTATCAAGCATGAAGCCGTATAAGAATTATTTATGTGAGTATCGGGAAGCTATAAGGCGAGGGTATGATGACGATGGCCATCAAGTGATTTGCGGGCATGAATTGGTAACGGAGCTTGATCATTTGATTGATGACTTAGAAAACCCACGTTACATTTATGATACGACTGATGCCTATTTGCGTATGGACTTATGCAAAACTGTGTGAGGCTTACAAAATCACCGTTTTACAATAAACCCATGCACCTCATGCTATGGCAAAAAGCATTTATTGAGGTTATCTACAGCTTTAAGATCGCTGCTACTGGCTTTGACAGGTTTAAAAAATTGTGCTCCTTATCGGCCGTAAAAATACAAAGTCAGAAACATGCTCTGCATTAGGCTTGACAGAACTATTTTTAGGTGAGGAAGGTAATGATATTGTCTGCAGCTCGAATGACGATAATCAGGCTAGTATCACTTATGATGCTATCGACTTGATGCGCCAGTTAATTGATCCAAATGACTTAGATAGCAAACGCAATCAGAGATTTATTATCAATAAGGCAACTAACACAAAGATATACAAACTGTCAGATAGGACAAGAAACAAAGAGGGTCGTAACATTGGCTTCGCAATTGTGGATGAGGTGCATGAAATGAAAACGAACGTTATTGGTAAAAGTATTGAGCAATCACAATCGCTTAAAGATAATCCTAAATTTATCATCATCACAACGGAAGGCTTCGTAAATGGTGGTTATTTGGATGAGGAACTCATTAAATGTAGAGCAATTATCAACGGTGAAGATGATGGACCAATGGCAGAACGAACCTTACCGTGGTTTTATACGCAGGACTCAGAACAAGAAGTCTGGCAAAACGAAAACTCATGGCTAAAATCAAACCCTACACTCGGTATAGTAAAAAAGTGGGACTATCTGAGAGAGCAGCTTGACGCTGCACGAACGTCTAAAAGTGACCGTATGTTTGTGCTTAGTAAAGACTTTAACTTTAAGCAGTCCAATGCTCAAGCATGGCTGCAGGAGAGTGAGTACAAAAATATCAGCACTTTTGACTTAGAACAATTCCGTGGCTGCTATTGTCTCGGTGCAGTCGATTTAGCAGAAACCACCGATCTTACCTGCGCTAAAATATTGCTAATGAAACCAGATGACAGTACCAAGTACATACATACTATGTATTTTATACCGGAAGAAAAACTGGCAAAAAACAATGATGCAGGAAGTGGTGCAAAGTATGCTGAATGGGCAAAAGCAGGATTGATAACCATCCTGCCAGGTGTATCCAATGATTTAAGTAAAGTAGCAGATTGGTTTTACATGCTATACAAGGATTATGAGATACGGGTTTACAAAGTTGGCTATGATGTTAAGTTTAGCAAAGACTTTTTATCGAAAATGAATTTTTATGGATTTGAATGTGAGCTTATACAACAAAATGCAGAGGTGATGAGCTTGCCAATGAAAATTGTAGAAGCAGAGCTAAAGGCTAAGATCATCAACTACAACGCAAATCCAGTAGATGAGTGGTGCTTCAGTAACTCAGCGATACAAATGGATACAAAAGGGCAGATACTATGTGTTAAGATTGCCGGTCAACCGGGCAGGAAAATAGATGGATCTGTAACGCTGATCATCCTTTATGCGACACTGGAGCGGTATCGCAGTGCATTTATGTCAATGATTAACAGGAGGTAGACTATGGGAGTATGGACATATATAAAGCAAAAATTTAACACAATCAAATATGCTCAGGCTCTTAATGGATACACACCAATATTTAGCCAATTTGGGCAAGATATCTACGCATCTGATATTGTGCAGAGCGTGATTGATTGCATTGTGACTGAGATGTGTAAGTTGCATCCAATGCACATCATTAAAAAAGAGAGAGATTCAATACCTGTTAATGACTCCATCCAGCGGGTACTTGACCATCCAAACGAGATGATGACAACCCACGACTTTATATCTAAAATCATGTGGAACCTATTTTTAAACTATAACTCGTTTATTTATCCTGTGTATGATGTTAGGACAAACGCTGATGGCAGCGAGACGAGGACCTATAAAGCACTCTATCCTCTCCAGCCTAATCAAGCAAGTTTTGTGGAGGATGTTTCAGGTAAATTATTTGTTAAGATGCGGTTTGGCAATGGATTTGAGACTACATTGCCTTATGAGTCACTGATCCACGTGAGATATAGGTACTCTGTCAATGAGTATATGGGTGGCAATGAGGCAGGACAGCCGGACAATGATGCCTTGCTTAAGTTGCTTAGCATGAATAACTCATTGATGGATGGCGTGATAAATGCCATGAAAACATCATTTGCAATCAATGGTATCATGAAATATAACACACTGTTAGATGGTCCGGAAATGAAAGCAGCTATCGAAGCATTTAATCAGCAGCTGCAAAACAATATGTCTGGAATCGTCGGTGTTGATTTAAAAGGAGAGTACATTCCAATCACTCGTAAGATTCAGGCTGTTGATCCGGAGACACTCAAATTCATTGACTCAAGAATTTTACGCAAATTTGGAGTTAGCATGGCAATCCTAACTGGTGATTATACTAAGGCTCAGTACCAGGCTTTTTATCAAAAAACATTGGAACCCTTGATCATAAATTTAACGCAAGCATTTGCAAAGACATTATTTACACAACGACAAAAGGATCTTGGCCATGACATCTTATTTATGACTGAGCCTCTTGTATTTATGGATACTTCACAGGTTGTAGAAGTAATCAGGCTTTTAGGTGATAGCGGGACTTTGTACGAAAATGAAAAGCGTGTAGCGATTGGATATCCACCTGATCCAGCACTTGAAGGCATCAGGATGCAGTCATTAAACTATGTTAATGTAGAGTTAGCCGCTCAGTATCAAACCGGTAAAAAGAAGGAGGGAAACGATGATTAAAGATGGATGGTATTGCTGCCCTCATTGTGGTCAAAAGTTATTTAAAGTAACTGATATGGCTGTGATCAAGGGTGTACAGTATAAATGCAAAAAGTGTAAAGAAATTATTAATATCAATATTGAGCCATAGAGCCTATTAAGTAATTACTACTTGATGGGCTTTTTATTTTAATTTAAGGAGGCATTTTTATGGATAAATTACCAGATCTTATTCGACGTAATTTTGGTTTTGAAGTTAGAGCGGAAAGCACTGAACAGGGGTCAATAATTACTGGTCGCCCGATTGTGTATAACTCATTAACTGATCTTGGTTGGTGCAAAGAGGTCATAGAGCGTGGCGCTCTTGATAAAACGGATTTAACGGATGTTAGGTTTTTAGTCAATCATGATTTTTCAAAGCTCCCATTAGCTCGATCACGCAGAAACAATGCGAACTCAACAATGCAGTTAGCTGTTGACGAAAATGGTATGACTATACATGTGCTGCTTGATACAGAAAACAATCAAGAAGCAAGGGCATTATATAGCGCTGTAGAGCGCGGTGATATAACCGGTATGAGTTTTGCATTTAGTATCAGTGATGAAGAATGGACTGAAATTGATACTGACATGCCCACAAGGCACATTAAAGGAATTTCAAGCGTGGTAGAGTGTTCAGCTGTGACTTTTCCGGCTTATGAGGACACTGAAATTTACGCTAGAGATAAAGCATCTCTGGAGAGAGAGCGAGCAGCGCTGGAGAGCGCTAAAAAGCAGTCAAGAACCAATCGCAATCGCTCAGACGAGTTGGAACTTGAAAAATTAAAAGCAAAATTTTTATACAAAAATTGGAGGAACATTATGAAAGAATATCTAAAAAAGATTCTTGCTGCTAAGCAAAAAAGAGCGGCAGATTTACGAGATTTAATCACAAACGCAACCACAGCTGATGAGGTGCGTTCATATGGCAATGAATTAACTGAGGTAGAGAGTGAGGAGCGAGAAGCTCAGGAACAATTAAATGCATTGGTAGCAGCAGAGCAAAATGCTGGTGCTGGTCCTCAGCAGAGATTTAATCCATTAGCTACTTACAGTATGTATCCTTATAGTCAAAGAAATAACGATCCTGATACTAGCCCATTAGATACAACTGAATATCGTTCTGCATTTATGGCTAACGTACTGCATAATACACCTATTCCGGCCAATTTAAGAGCAAACGCAAATACTCTTACTAGTGATGTAACAAGTGTATTGCCGCCTGTGCTAATTAATCAGATCATTGAACGTATGGAAGAATGTGGTATGATTTTACCTTTAGTTACACGCACTTCTTATGCTGCAGGTGTAGTAATCCCTACATCTAATGTAAAACCTGTAGCGACATGGGTGTCAGAGGGGAAAGGATCGAGCAGACAGAAAAAGACTACCGGTAAGATCACATTTAGCTACTTTAAACTGCGTTGTGAAATTTCCATGTCAATGGAAGTTGGGACAATGGCACTTGCTGCATTCGAAGCAAAATTTATTGAAAACGTATCTAAGGCAATGGTCATTGCAATTGAAAAAGCGATCATTAATGGTGACGGTACCACTCAGCCTAAAGGCATCTTAAAAGAGACAGCTGCGGCAACTGTAGAACTTGCAAAAGCAGAACCAACCTATAAAGAACTTGTAGATGCTGAGGGAAAAGTGCCATCAGAATTTGAAGCAAGTGCAAAATGGTGCATGACAAAAGGCACAATTTATGAAATTTATCGGTATGACTGATTCTGCCGGTCAACCAATCGCACGGATCAATTATGGTCTCAATGGCAAGCCAGAGCGAATTTTACTTGGTCGTGAAGTGGTCATTCATCCTTATGGTGATGAAATGGGAAGTGTAATAGCGTTTATTGTAGATTTTAATGACTATGTATTAAATACTATCTATGATATGGGAATCTTAAAAAACAAGATTGGGATAGCGAGGATCTGTTGACTAAAGCTGTTATGAGTGTCGATGGTAAGATGGTAGATGCTGGATCGTTGATTACATTAACAGTAAAAGCAGCATAGAAGGTATAAAATAGGAGGTATAAAAATGGCTGAACCATATAATCATTTGTCTAAAGTAAAATCTATGCTAGGTATCACCGGCAATTATCAAGACGAAACCTTGTCAGGATATATTGATGAGGTTAAGGAGTTTATGTGTTCAGCCGGAGTATCACAGTCGGTAATCAATTCTGGCGTTGCTTCAGGCTTGATTGCTCGTGGTGTCGCAGATTTGTGGAATTATGGGAGTGGAGGCGCAAGCCTATCTCTATACTTCCTTATGCGATGTAGCCAACTTGCATTAAGAAGTGGTGATACTAATGTATAGACCTAAAAAACCATTCAATGTGCAGTTTATGATTTTAGTACCAACCACTAAAAACGTTAATGGCAAAGTGGTTTATGGTTATCCGGACACTGGCGATATTATTAATGCGGCTTATACGACATTTGGCGGTACTGAAAGCGTTGTTAATGGTATTTACTCTGTGATTGATACGGGCACCGTTGAGACGTGGTACAGGCCTGACATTACATCAACCACGAGGCTAAAGCGAGAGGATGGCAGAATTTATGATGTTGAAGGTGACCCAGAAAACATTGAAATGCGAAATCAGTTTTTAAAGATAAAAGTGAAGTGTATTGGCAATGGCTAAAGGCAGAACGAGAATAAAGATTACGGGTTATGATGCAATATTAAAGTCCATCGAAAAAATGGGTGGAGATATGCAAGCAGCAGCCATTGAAGCAGTTGAATTAAGTGGTAAGAATGCCACTAATCGTTTTAGAGCGATTGCCCAAGAGCACGAATACTCAGGATTAACACTCAATAGCTTAGTCGATGATCCTAAAGCAACTGTAAAAAAGGAAAAATCATTTTAGACACTGGCTATGATATCAACAAAGGCGGTGTGGCAGCCATTTGGCTTGATAGAGGCACACCAAAACAAAAAGCCGCTAAATTATGTAAGTAAAATTAAGAAGGATCAAGCTGTAAAAGGTGCTATCGGATATGTACTGGGTAAAAAGTGGAGGGAAATATTATGAAAAAAATTTTGTTTGATTTGATTTCTACGCTTGGTTATCCAATCTATCAGCAGGGGTCATTTACAGATACCGACTATCCGCCAGCGTTTTATACTTATTGGAATTTTGACACTGTTATTGATAAATATTACGATAATAAAGAGTTAAAATGTGTCTGGTCTTTTTGGCTTAATTTTTATGCAACTGATCCTGAGCTTGTAGATACCATGCTTATTAAAGCCAGAAATCTATTAAAAGAACATGGATGGCTTATACCAAGTAAAGGTCAAGATGTAAACAGTGGCCATCCGGATTACTCAGGGCGATCACTAGAAATTTATTATGTTGAATATTAAAGAGGAGGATTACTATGGCAACAAAAAGTAATGCAAGCGCACCGAAATCAACGGTGTTTGAATATAGAGGTATTGATAATGTCTATTATGCAAAAGTGCTGAGCGATACGATTGATGGTATCACATGGGATGCGCCTAAGTATCTTTGCCCGGTCGCTGAATTAAGCAAAGAAACGGAAACTAGCTCTGAGGTGCATTATTATGATAATAAAGCTTTGATTTCGTTAGCTTCTGAGGGAGCTGATACAGTTACGTTGAGCGCAGCGGTTGTACCTTTAGATGTCCTTGCAGATATTACTGGTAGATACTTTGATGCAGAAACTGGTGCGATGAGTGAGAATATCTCCAATGCACCTGACATTGCGTTACTGTATCGCACAAAGGGGACAGATGGATATTATCGCTATGTAGTGCGATATAAATGCAAAGCTAATATTCCGAGCGATACAGTTAGCACGGAGGATGACGGTACCGATGCTAACGGCCAAGAGTTGACACTGACTGGGGTTAATACTGTTTATGACTTTTCCAAAGGTGGCAGCGCTAAGGCGTTAGTCGTAGATACTCGTTACGGCGATGCTGATCTAACAGACTTTTTCGCCGAGGTAAAAACGATTGATACAATTAAGGCTAAAACTGCCGCATAAGGAGACAAGATGGAAATCAATTTAAATATTTGGAAAAATCAAAAGGAAATCGAAAAAACGTACACTATTGATAGTTATGACATCTTATGGGGAACCGTTGAGGATCTGATCGAAGTAGTTGATACTGAAAACTTGTTAAAGCAGTTAGCAGATGATAAAGCAGGAAACATGGCGTTAATTAGGACTGCCGCAAATATGGTTACAAACTCGCGCAATTTAATCAATACGACTTTAAAAGATGTATTTGACGGATTGACCGATGAGGAATTAAAGCGAGTAAAACTCAAAGAGTTAATCAATGTAGCACTTCAGTTAATCACTGGCTCTGTCAATATTATTGCTGATTTAGGTAAAAACTCAAAAACGCTCAGGGGAGACAGTAACCACTCCCCTTTGCGATTTATTGTTTGATATTGATGTATCTCTATGTGACCGATTTCCAGCCCTTACCCCGTTTGATGTTAGGCTTAAAAAGGCTAGAGAGGTTGTTAAGATAGTCAACAGGTTAAATAAAAAGGCTGAACCTAAGAATAAGATAATCCGGCGCCCGGCCGGCGATGATTGGTTTTAGAGCCATTGAGCTCCTATCAAGGAGGTGGCAAAAAAATGGCTGAAAACGAAAATATTTATGGCATACGTTACGAAGTTGATATTGAGCAATTAAAAAGCTCAACTGCAGAGGCAGCGCGTCAGATCAGACTGGCCAATGCTCAATTTAACGAGGCTACCAGCAGTATGGATGATTGGGCTAATACGTCTGAGGGGCTTGCTGCTAAGCTGACACAACTAAATACTATCCTTGATGCCGAAAAATCAAAGTTGCAGAACTTAAAAAAAGACCATAATGAGCATGCTGATACGATTAATAAACAAGCTACTGCCATTACTGATTTAAAAAATAAGCGTAAGCAATTAGTCGAAGAATATGGTGCTGAGTCAAAAGAAGTCAAAGACTTGGATCAAGAACTTAGTAAGCTAGAACGGTCGCAGTTACAAAATAAAAAAGCGGCAGAAAATCTACAAATTGCTATCGCTGAACAGCAGGCGAAGGTCAATAAAACAGAAAAGTCCTTTAAAGACTATGAAAAGCAATTAGGTGAAGTTGAACAGGCTCAAGAAAATGCTGAAAAATCAGGGCGTGATTTTGAGGATGAATTAAAAGATATTAGAAATACCGCAGATGATACTGGTGACAGCATCATAAATCTCAGTGGCGGATTTACCGTCATGAAAGGTGCTTTGGCTAACCTAGTCGCTGATGGTATCCGTAAAGCTGCAGATGCATTAAAAGACTTTGCAATTAATATGATTGATACAGCTGCTGATGTCAAAGCTGAAACAAGCCAATTTGAGCAGACGTTTGGTGATATGGCCGACGAGGCGGAATCCGCTATTGAGCGTGTCGCAACATCAAGTGGTATCTTAGATACCCGATTAAAGACTACCGGCGCACAGATATATGCGTTTGCTAGGTCTAATGGCGCAAGTGTATCAGAGGCTATGAGCTTGATGGAGACAGCTCTAAACGCTACAGCTGATAGTGCTGCTTATTATGATAAATCATTAGAGAGCAGTGCCGATACTATGATGAGCTTTTTAAAGGGCAACTTTGCTAATGACGCTGCTCTCGGTGTGTCAGCCACTGAATTTACTCGTAATGCTAAAGCGGTCGAGCTGTTTGGCACTGAATATAACAATTTGTCAGAAATCCAAAAACAGCAAACTTTGCTAAAGATGGTAACCGACAGCAAGAGCTATCGGGTGCAATGGGTCAAGCTGCTCGCGAAGCAGATGGCTGGGAAAACGTACAGGGCAATCTCAATGAGACTTGGCGGCAATTTCAGGCGCAAGTTGGTACTCCTGTTTTAGAGGCATTGATACCAGTAGTGCAAAATGTTACCACAGCATTTAAGGATTGGACTGATGGCATTGATTGGACCCAGTTTGGTGATACGGTAAAAGGTATTGCTGATAACATTATGACTGGATTTGGATGGATAGTGGACCACGGCAATGAGATAATGACACTGATCGGTAGCATGGTAACGGCGTGGGCCTCTTACAAGGCTATCATGGCTGGTATTTGGGCGGTCGGAAAAATAAAAGCATTTGTATCTGCAATAGCTGGTGCTAAGACAGTAGCAGCAGCCTTTAAAGCAGGCATGGCGGCTCTCAATATCACAATGACTGCTAATCCTATTGGACTGATCGTGGCAGCTATAGCAGGTTTAATTGCAGCCTTTGTGCTTGCATATAATAAAGTTGAGTGGTTTAGAGATGGCGTTGATAGAGCTTTTGCATGGTTAAAAGAGTTTGTTGGTACTGCAATCAATAACATAGCTTTATTTTTTACGGATACTTTGCCACAGGCAATCGATAAAGCTGTTCAGTGGTTTAGAGATTTACCAACTAACATAAGCACGTATTTAGCATCAGCTTTAGATAACGTTAAAATATGGGCATTAAACATGGTAAATAGTGCCGTTGATATGGGCAGTAACTTTATCGATAATGTTATCCAATTTTTTGACGAATTGCCATACAATATAGGCTACTATACCGGTTTAGCTATTGCTAGCGTGATCCAGTGGGCACTAGATATGGTAGACCAAGCTAAAGGTATGGTATAAGCTTTATCGACAGTGTCGTTGAGTTTTTTACTCAATTACCAGGTAAAGTTGCAGGATTTTTAACGAGTACATACAAAAAAGCTGTCCAGTGGCGGACAGATATGGTCAATAAAGCAATCGATTTAGGCAAAAACTTTGTTAGTGGTGTGATTGATTATATCAAGCAGTTACCGAGTAAAATCGCAGAATTTACATCACAGGTAATCACAGATATTATCGAGTGGGCATCAGACCTTGTAGATAAGGCAACGCAAGCTGGCAAAGATACCTATGACGGACTGGTTGATGAGGTTAATAAGATACCTGGCAAGGTATTAGAGATTGGTGCAGATATTGTAAGAGGGCTGTGGAACGGCATATCAAGCATGGGATCATGGCTGTGGAATAAGGTCACCGGATGGGCAGATGGAATTTTGCAGGGAATGAAAGATGCCTTTGACATCAACTCTCCAAGCAAAGAGACAGCATGGCTAGGTAAAATGTTAGGTATGGGGTTAGGTGATGGCTTAACCAGCACTGCATCAGGTTTAGTTAGTAAGGCTAAAGGTGTAGCAAGTCAGGTCATGGAGGCAATGCAGGATGGCTTAAAAGGTAAGTTAACACTGGATCCACAGATAGTTAGCAACATTAAAGCTAAAGCATCCGGAGTGCTTAATGGTCTTACTGCTACTATGCCAGCACTTGCAGGCGCAGGCGGTATGGTGCAAAACTATACATTTAATCAATACAATACTGACAGTCCACAAAGTCGCTGGGATATTTACAGACAGACTAAAAATTTGATTGAGCAAACAACAAAAGGAGGATAATCCATGTACACAGCGGTTGTTGAGAATGCAAAAGGTCAGCAATTGGACCTTAACAAAAACTATCACACTGAGATTACAGGACTTACACCTCCTAATGCCTCAGTCAACATGTCAAAGGTATCAGGTGTTGATGGTAGCCAGTTTAATAGTGCTGCCGTCAATAGTCGCAATATCGTACTTACGATTTATCCTAAGCAGCCAGTTGAGGTTAACAGACTTCGACTTTTATGATTACTTTTTAGTTGGCCAGACTATAAAAATTTACTATAAAAACGGTTTAAGAAATGTGTATACTGAAGGATACGTTGAAACCATAGATGGCACATTTTTACCAATCGTGAAGCTCTGCAGATATCTATCTTATGCCCTGACCCTTATTTTAAGGGTGCAGGTGAGATTGTTGCTGATATTAGTAAACTGGTGAGCCTCTTTGAGTTCCCATTTGCAATAGATGTTGCAGGTATTCCTTTGAGTGAGTTTAATGAGTATCTGATTGGCCAGATCACTAATGATGGCAATGTATCCACTGGCTTGACCATTGAGCTGTCAGCTAATGGTACAGTGGTTAATCCAGTCATCTATGATGCAGATACACGTGATAGCATGGGATTGAGGCTTACCATGCAGGCAAATGACCTAATTAGGATAACGACTATAAAAGGTAAAACAGGTGTTGTATTAATAAGAGGTGGGGTAACTACCAATATTATTAATACGATACTAGACGGCGCTACATGGTTTCAGGCGCAGCCTGGCACTAACTTTTATACTTATACCGTTGATGACGGACTGGATAATCTGAGTGTTAAATTTATGGCCAATGCCTTGTATAGTGGGGTGTAATATGGATCTGTACTTACTAAATAACCAACTTGATAAAATTGCACATATCAGTGCATTTACATCATTGATTTGGGTGCGAAGATACAATGAAGCTGGAGAGTTTGAGTTATACATATCAGCAAAATCAATGGATATTAGGATTTTTCAAGAGGACCAATTTTTGATCCGCAGTGATGACAGTACGGTAATGGTCATAGAAAAAATACAGCTGCCTGAAGATGTAGAAAAAGGTGACTATCTCATCGTTAGTGGCCGCAGTGCTGAGTCTTTGCTAGATCGAAGGGTCAATATGACTCGGTTTGCAGTTGGTGAGTATGCAAGCCCGTATGATGCCATCTATCCATTGCTTGATATTAACATATTAGCTAATGCAGAACCTGATCGTCAGATACCTATCCTTGCATGTACTCAGCCATCTAGCAGAGATACAGGCCCAATCTATGTTACTGGTGACCGCTTCGGGAGTAACTTGTATGAGTATACAAGAGATACATGCAAAGGCAGTCAATCAGGATTTGATGTACAGCTAGTAGACAGAAAATTAATGATAGGGTTTTACAAGGGCGTTGACAGGTCAATATCTCAATCAATTAATCCTCATGTAGTCTTTAGTCCGGACTTTGGTAATCTACTTACATCGGAATATAAGCTGGATAGGTCAGATGAAAAAAACATTGCCTTTGTTGCCGGTGAAGGCGAAGGTGCTGCACGTAAAACAGCTATCGTTGGGATTGGCATCGGTTTAAAGCGTAAGAGTTATACGTGGATGCCCGAGATTTATCATCGTCACAGGAAGTCAATGACCAGACTGTGCAGATGCCTGACGATGAGTATCAAAAACTACTCAAAAATAGAGGCAAAGAAAAGCTGGCGGAGTGTCCATTGATCGAGACATTTGATTTTACAATCGACATCAGCCGTACTTATAGATACAAGTTGACTTTAATGTTGGTGATGTAGTAACGGGTAAAAATAAATATGGTATTAGCTCAAATGCACGAATTGTTGAAATGAGCGAAGTGTTTGATAGCACAGGATATAAACTAGTGCCTAAAATGGAGGTGTAATGTTATGTATGAATGTGGATTTTTTAACTCAGTGAATGGTGACAGGAAATACAACGCCGAGCAGATAGGCGAATATTTAGGCTTATTTGTCAGCGATGGAGTGTTTCCAAATCCTTCCACAAACCTTCAGGTACGTTCGACTGGTGGGATGAATATTGCAATATCACCGGGGAAAGGCTGGGCGCAAGAACACTGGATTAAAAACAAAAGTGATTGGCTCATGGAGCTACCACAGTCAAATATGGTATATGCCCGCATCGATGCTATTATGATGGTGCTAGATCTATCACAACCAGTCCGTAACTTTTACTTTGAGATAAAGTCAGGAGTGCCTGCTGCTGATCCAGTGCGGCCGGATATGGTGCGTAGAGAGGACAGATACGAGTATTGCTTAGCAACGGTAAAAGTAAAAGCTAATGTCAATGAAATAACTCAAGCAGATATAACTGATACTAGAGCTGATACTACTATCTGCGGTTGGGTCACCGGCTTAATTGATCAAGTAGATACAGCAGAGTTATTTAACCAATGGCAAGATGCCTACGAACGTGAGTACGCACGTCAGCAGCAGTTGATTAATGATAATACAGCTCTATTTTATACATGGTTTGATGCTGTTAAGGATACCTTGCTAGCAAAGGCTACAATTGTTCGTAACTATGTATCAACGTATAAGACAACTGCTGATAACACTGCCGAAATACCTATTGGTATTGCTCAATATGATAAAAATTGGGATGTGCTTGAGGTTTATGTTAATGGTTTTAAATTGACGGCCGCTGAGTATACGATTAATGACAATACAAAAATAACCCTTACTAAACCAGTAAGGGCAGGGCAAGAGGTATCATTCCAGGTGCTGAAATCGTTAGAAAAATAAAACTGCATTTGCAGTTTTTTATTGCAAAAATATTATAATATGGGATAATCAAAGTAATCAAATGGGAGGTATTTATATGGGATTGTTTGGAAATAAAAACGCTTGTGAATTATGTGGTAAAAAACTAGGGGGCTTAGCATTCAAGTATGAATTAAAAGAAGGTTATTTATGTAATGATTGTGGTTTAAAGGCAGGTTACATTCCTTTAACTACAATTTCAAAATATAAAACAGTTGAAGATGTTAAAAAAGATATTGACGAATATGATGATTATCTGCTTTACAAAGCTAATTTATTAGAAAATTTTGTGCCTGCTAGAAGTATTAATAATTTATTACTTGTTGATGAAGCTAACAAGTTGTTCGGTATACCTCAAGGAAAAAAGAAAGATCCTAAAGTTTTTGAATATAAAAACTTAATTGACTGTGATTATCTGGAAGATGGTAATAGTATGACAGGTGGAGGATTAGGTGCAGCTGTAGCTGGTGGTTTGCTTTTAGGTGGCGTTGGAGCTTTAGTAGGGGGGATAACTGGTAATAAAAAACAAAAGTTAATATTAATAAAATGCAAGTAGTCTTAACATTGGATAATATGAGAGAACCATCTATTACAATAGATATACTTCCTGGCGCAACAAAGAAAGGTGGATTTATTTATAATTCTTATTTTCAAACAGTACAAAATTTGTTAAGCGCTTTTGCAATTATACTAGAAGATAATGCAAAATCATCAGATTTAAATAGTGATAGTAAAGGTGAACCTGTTATAAATGATGATCCAACTGAACAATTAAGGAAATATAAGAGTTTACTTGACGATGGTATCATAACTCAAGAAGAATTCGATAGTAAAAAGAAACAGATCCTCGGATTATAATTATAAACGGCTCACTCTCTTAATTGAGGGCGAGCCGCTTTTATTTTTCTTTAGATGGTATATACTCTAACAAATCAGTGATATCACATTCTAATACTGCGCATATTCTTGCCACGGTTTCCAGATCAACTCTACTTACCGTGTTATTACAATAATTTTTTACTTGTGACCGCTGCATCTGCGCTAAATTGCAAAACTTGTTTTTACTCATGCCTGACTTATCTAGCAATTCGCCCAAATGTATTTTAACTACTCCAAAATCATTTATCATGTTTATCACCTTTACTATTTACAATAATTGTATCCGTGATATAGTTATTTTATAAGCTATATTGCAATATAGGTATTACGATATAGTGCTGTAAATAAATAATTTACCAGGGAGGGTGAGAAATGCGTAAAATGAAAAGGTTTGCAGATATTAATAAAGCAGCTAAAGTCAGACGTTTAAATCAAATCATGCGATTAGTTGCAGTGCCTGATAAAGTTACTAAAATTTATAATTATTACAATAAAAAGTGGTAAAAATGAACAGCTACTATATTTTATGCGAGAAATTATGCTTAGATCAGCTGAATTGCCAGATAATTTAAAAGATATGCTTGCATAGCATTAGTGGTTTTCGACAAAGTTTAACAGACCTTAGTGTTACACTTAATTCATTACAGGGGGAGACATTATGGATGAAATTAAAACTATAGAATTTTTAGAATGCTGTGAGAAAGATTTAATAAATCAACTTTGCTTTAGATGTCCCGAATTGTCAACTAAGCAGATTGATGTTATCGTCGAAATCTTCAGGGCAGAGATTGACAAGCAGCTGCAGTCTGGTAAATAATACCAGCACATTAACCAACGTCAACGGTTTATAATTATGACGTGGAGGTGTCATGATTATGAAAAGTAGATTAAATGAGCTGGAATTTTGGGGCATGCAGTATTTTTATGAATACTATGGCAAGGAATACGGCCATGATCAAAAGAAGGTTTTTGAGAGATTAACACAAGAGTTCGGCGCCGATAAGGTAGCGGACTATAAGCAAAAATGCGGCGGAGAATTTGATAGGAAAATTGATATTTGAAATGATAAAGTTCATAGATTTTTTAGATAGGCAAAAGTATAGATACAATAAAGCTATTTTCTTGTCAAACGATAGTATGTATCGAGCTAAAATCATCAATCAATACTTACGCAAGTTTAAGGTATATTGTAACAAATACCCAGATACACTAAATGATTTAAAGCAGTATGAAGATGAGATTTGGGAATATGAGAAAAGAGCTGGTATTAAAAAGTATTTGTAAGTCTTAGTGTTAGTGTTGCTAAGGCTTTTTATTTGCAATCGTAAAAATTATCGTTAAAACATAAAAATATTGAAAATATTTATTACCATAAATTACCAATTTTATTACTATAACCTCAAATGTTATAAAAATTGCTTATACTGAAAATCAGGCTTAGCAATTAACCTCATGATTTATGTAATTGTAAGAATTAACGATATTTTCATATTTTCTTAAATATATGAAAATTGGTAAATTATGGTAATCCTAAAATGCTTAAATATGGTAGAATATTGATAAGATAAATATAAGATGAGTAAAAAGGGTGTGGAATCTATGTGTGGCAACGACCATCTAATATTTATTAACAAAAAGAGGTTGGCCGCCTCTTTTATTTTAGGTCTTAATTAGGTCTTGCAAATTATAATTTTTATTATTTTTGAATATATTTATATATAGACAAATATGATTAACCATATATTTTTAAACTTAATAATGTATTATAATGCGGTTATATATGGTTTTTTTATTTCCCGCCAGCTCCACCAATATGTTAATAAACGCCTGTTTATGGGCGTTTTTCTTATGCTAATACTATTTATGCCTTATTTATGCCTTAAAATATACAAAAACAAATTAAAAAGAAAGCTATTTTTGGCTTTCTTCCGTTGTATCTAATGAGTTTAAATATGCAACACATACGTCTCGCTGCTCAGGAAACATATGTGTGTATGTATCCAGTGTCTCAGTAACGCTGGCGTGTCCTAAACGCTCAGAGATAAGCTTGATATTCATTCCACCGTTGATCAAAAGTGATGCGTGAGAATGACGGAAACCATGTATAGTGATGTGTTTAAGTTCAGCATCAATCATAGCGGCATCCGCTTTTCTGCGCATGCTTGTTTCTGATATGGGTGAGATGCCACCAAAGATAAACCAGCCATCATCAAAGCATTCTTTCTGCTTTTCGTATTCTTTACGCTTATTTAAAATCTGTATAAGATTGTTTGATAAATCTATTATACGACTTGATGAAGTAGTTTTCACGGATTTTATTAGATAGGTTCCTGTTTTAGTTTTTCGTGTTAGAGACTTATTAATGTTTATGCTCTTTCCGTCATAGTCTTTCCATGTGGCAGCCATCATCTCACCACATCGACAACCAGTATAATATAGAAAATTAAACAAATCAGTCCATTCAGGATCTGCATAGGAAATAAAACGATTAAATTCTTCTAAAGTATAAAAATTCTCTAATTCATTCACTTTTTCTACTCTTTTCATTTTTAAAGTTACCTTGCAGTTTTAGCCGAATTATGTATAAGCCCATAATATCTGATACCATAGTCTAAGATAGATGTAAGCAGAGTATGCAGCTCAGTCAAATAAGTTTTAGAATACTTATTTATCTTTGCCGGTATGTTTTTAGCTTTATCTTCTTTTTGTGCTATATATTCTTTATCAAGCATAAACATTTGCCATTGTCGGATCGTTAATGGTGTGATTTTTTCTATTTCCATATCCTTGAAATAATCACGAATATGGTTATCTGTTTTACTGAGTTTGGTAATGACTGTTGATTCCTCAGTGTTGTTTATGAGATCAGATTTATACATTTTATATAAATCACTAAATTTAACACCGTGAAAATGAACGCGGTTCTCACATTCCAATAAGAACTTATCCTCAGCTGCCTTTGCTTTTGGGCGGCTTGGGTAATACTTGCTGCACTTCTGCTTCCGTTCACCCGATGCGGTAGTATAGTAGCATTTGAAGCGGTATTTAGTTACTTCTTTTTCTTTATAGGTGATTTTTCCAGCAGCATCTTTCTTTTTGATTCTTTCTTTCACTTTGTATTCTTGTATCATGAGAACCCTCCTTGTCTTGTTTAAATTGAAAATTTGTAGTACAATTTGGGTACAATAAAAGGAATGTTCGTCAAACACTATTTATTGTACCAAGTGATTTAATATCACTTATTCACTCCTGTTGGCGCAGGGGTGTTTTTATTTGAATAAAATGTAATAATATATTTAGTTATTTATATATTGTTTTGTTTTTACATAATTTACCTATTCAAAAATCTAGTAAATAAGTTAAAATATAACCGTGATCACAAATAGTTTATATTCTCCTTCGTGAAATTCACCCGATTCTCGCGGAAAGGAAAATTATGAACAAAACCCTAAGTAAAGAAATCCAAAGCAAATGAGGAATGCAAGACCTATCAAGATAGTATCTGCAAACTAATTTGCCACATCAATGACGCTAAGTTATTGAAAAGGATTTTCAACTATGTACATAGCTTATACATTAGATGATTTAATCTGATGTGAATACGTTGCGCAAGTATTTTTCAATTACCTCTTGTTCGCTTTTAGTGAGCAGGAGGTAATTTTTTATTAGACTTGCACCTGTTTCGCTTAATTCATATTTTGCTATGAGTTTATCAACAAGTGAATCTGGCAGAAGCATATCACCAGTGCCATTAATGAGCCATTCATAATTCACGTTATAAATATTACAAACTGATTTGATGATTGACAGAGATGAAAACCTTCTTTCACTTTCCCAACCAGATACCGATGATGCTGTTACACCAAGTTTATTACCAAATTCTTCTTGACTTAACTTTAATACACTTCTCAATTCTGCAATTCTGCCGCCGAGTGATTCAGGCGCATTAGATGTATCATCAAACATGTTACCACTACCTTCAGTTAACCATATATAGCTAACATCATATTCACGACTTATAGCTTTAGCCATTTGTTTAGTAAGATTGCGCTCACCCTTTTCAATTTTAGAAATAGCTGTTTTTCCGACACCCAACCTTGAGCCGAATATTTCTTGGCTCAAATCGGACAGTTCTCTTACTTCTTTAACTCGTTCACCGATGTTCATATTATTTACCTTTATCTAAATTGAATATCTTACGCAAATATTCTTGTACTACCTGTCGCTGCTCTTTTGTAAGCGTGAGGTAGTTTTTTAATATTTCTGTTTCAGTTTCATTAAGGTCATACTGAACCACCAGCTCATCAATGATAGTTTCTGGTACACCCATAAACATATCTCCTTCGCCCTCGGTTAACCAAAAATAGTTTACGTTATACTCTCTACAAATAGCTTTAGCCATTTGATCAGTAAGATTTCTATCACCAGTTTCAAGTTTAGCGATTGCTCCTCTTGTAACTCCTAGTTTTGATGCAAAGCCATCTTGAGTAAGGTTTAAAGTATTGCGTATTATTTTAATTCTATCATTCATGAATTTCACCTCATCAATATAATAACACAAAATATATACTCTGTATACAAATAAAAACGATTTTTGACACAAATTCATTGACAATGCGTGAATTTGAACGTATAATAGTGTCATAGGAACGATTGGAGGTGACAACATGAACCAAAAGGAAGTAAAAGAAATTCGCAATGACAGTGATGGCTTTGTATCAGGAGTATTGAAAAACCTATCCACTGAACAATTAGCGGTAACAAAAGATGGTATCAGTTTAGGTGTGGCATTAGCTGATGTATTAATAGCTAAAGCACCAAAAAGAAAAAAGAAGAAAGCTGAAAAAGGAGGTGAATAAATGTCAAAGCAATCAAAGCCATCAACAGCTACTGAAAAGCTAAGAGAATTACAAAGGCTTGAACTTGGCAGCAAGTCTATCTCAATCATTATGGATTGCGGTTTAGACAAGGCTGTTAAGATAAAAAACAAGTACAGGCAAAGATTATAGCATCAGGAAAAATTCTGCCTAGCAAGCTAAAGGTGCCGACGGCATCAGCGATCAAGTATTTGATGATTGATGAAAAACGTATTAGAGAGTTAGCTGCTATTGAAGCAATAGAACAGCAAAAAAGAGATGCTATATCTGTGGAAAGAACCGCATCTCAAAGAAGATAACTTAATCAAATTATCGATTAAATTATAACACATGATTTTATTAAAACAAAGCTGTTTTGACTGCATACGAAATTCGTTCGCAGTTTGAAATCTTAATTAATTATATAATACATGCAAAAATGGTTTATGACGCTCAAGTATCTTCAGCTGATGACTTATCTATCCCACACTCTTGAAGAGCGGAGAATGGATTTTAGTGACGTCAGCAGGGCTATGAGAGTGTTCATTGCTTAAAAATATCACCGTCCGAATTTAGGACAGCGATCAGTAAAGTTTTTAGAAATTAAAAATGGTAACCCCATAGGAGAAAAATATAAATGAATAATGAAGTAGAGATTAGAATTGAAAATAATGAGATGCTTGTATCAAGCCGTCAAATTGCTGAACATTTTGGGAAACTGCATAAAGATGTGCTTGAGTCAATAAGAAATTTGACAGCGGAAAATTCCGCCACCAAATTCTTTCACACTGCAGAATATGAAAATAGAGGTAAGAATTATCCAATGTATCTAATGAATAGGGATGGATTCTCTTTGCTGGTTATGGGATTTACTGGTAAAGAAGCTCTTGAATGGAAACTAAAATATATTCAGGCGTTCAATGATATGGAAACTAAGCTCAAACAACCTAAATCCGTTGAAGATAGTCGTTCTGATAAACTTTTAGCAGCTCAATCTAAAGTAATGAATGCGAAAGCTAGATTAGCTTCTGTATGGCTGAAACTTGCAGATCGTGTTCCTAACAATCAATCCTATCAGCAGATATGCAATAGTTACGCTTCTGAAGTGTTGACCGGCACAAAGGTTCTACCACTGCCTGAATGTGATGAGCGCTATTATACGGCGACTGAGATAGCTGAAATGATTGGTACAACATCTAATATGGTCGGAAGGAAGTCAAAAACAGCAGGCATTAAACCTGTTGACGAGAACACATATTCTGAATACGGTAAATGGTTCTTTGATAAATCCGCCCATTCTAGTAAACAAGTGTCTACATTCAAATATAATGCAAGAGGTGTAGAAGCTGTGAAAGCTTTATTTAACCAAGCTGCAGTTCTAGCATAGAGGTCTATTATATGAAATTCAATTATAATTTGCTTAATAATCGCATCGCACAAGTGTGCGGATCACAACAGGAGTTTGCCAAAAGATTGGGTATTAGTTTTGAAGAATTGCAAAAAAATTAATTGGAACAGACGAATTTTCGGCAAGCGAAATACAAAAAGGAATAGAGTTATTATCTATTCCGCTTAATAATGTTGATGAATTATATTTTAACAAAATCTAGACATGCTCTAGATTTTATTTGTACTTTCCTGATTCAACAAGATCTTTTGCATATTCCAGAACTTTTTGTTTTCCTGTTTCGTTTAAGAAATAAATTACATCCATAATTTCAACTGTTATTTTGGATGGATTTAATTCATGAAGTACAGAGATATATTCGCCATCTAGACGTTCCTCAATGAATTTATTTTCTCTTTCTTCACTCCAACCCATTAGTTTCCCCGGTGTTGTTTGCAATGCTTCTGCAAAAGCCATAATTTTAGATTGTGGAATATCGTTTTCTCCTGATTCTATTTTAGCAATCGTTGATCTAGACTTATAACCCAACAAATCAGCTAATTCTTGTTGAGATAAACCCAGTTCTTCGCGCCTATTTTTAATATTCTTATATAGTTCAAGCATATAGATGCCTCCTTGATCTAATATTACCATTAAGTGTATTATTAATCAACATAAATTTATTTTTTACACAAAAGTGTTGACTTAAAATCACGTCGGTGATAATATATGTGCGTGGTGATTAATAATCACATAGGAGGTGAAATAGTTGACTAACACACTAGAGTTGGAAATTGCAATCAAGCGCTCAGGGCTAACAAAGCGTAAGATTGCATCAAAAATGAATCTGTCTGAAATGGGATTATATAAGAAAATCCATAATATTACTGAATTTAAAGCGAGTGAAATTGATTTGTTAACAAAGCTTTTTAAATTTAGCAGACAACTCAATTTTTTTTAATTAAATGTTGATTAAAAATCACTAAGGAGAAGAAAAAACATGAACGAATTACAAGTATTCAATAATGAAGAATTTGGAACAGTACGTACTTCAGAAGAAAATGGGAAAGTGCTGTTCTGCGGCAAAGATATTGCGGCGGCATTAGGATATGCCGATTCCGTTAATGCAATTAAGCAACATTGCCGTGGGGTGGCAATTCACCACCCCATCAACGATAACTTAGGGCGTCAACAAATGGCAAGATTTATTCCTGAAGGGGATGTCTACCGTTTAATTACCCATAGCAAATTACCTAGTGCCGTTAGGTTTGAAAGCTGGGTATTCGATGAGGTATTACCATCGCTGAGACAGACAGGAACCTATCATCTACCGCAGACATATGCAGAAGCGCTTAGACAATTAGCTGATACTGCAGAACAGAAGGAAAAACTGTTGCTAGAAAATCAAGTCATGAAACCTAAAGCATTATTTGCTGATGCAGTTGAGTGCAGCCATACATCAATTCTAGTTGGAGACTTAGCAAAATTGATTAAACAGAATGGGGTTGACATCGGTCAGAAACGTTTATTCGCTTGGCTGCGAGATAATGGTTATCTCATGAAGCATGGCAATAGTAAGAATATGCCAACTCAGACAGCTATGGATAAACAGCTATTTGAGGTAAAAGAACGGACTATCAGTAATCCTGATGGCAGTGTGAGAATTACTAAAACAACGGCTGTTACTGGTAAAGGGCAAATTTATTTTGTGAATAAGTTTTGTGCAAAAGGTGAAGCAAGATGAACAAATTCAAGCAGCAAATGAAGTCTTTGAAAATAAGCAAGAATTACATAGCCAATAGAATGGGCGTATCAAGGTCTACGGTTAGCAGTTATTTAAGAAATCCAAACGGAATGACAGTAATCCAATACCGTGAATTATGCAATATATTATGCCTTGAATTTAAATTTCCACCAGAGAATCTGAATAGTAATTGTGATAGCTTTGTAGAAAAGATACGTGCAGCAATATCTAATTCAAGGATGAAAAGGATAAAACGCAAATTAAAGAGTAATGGAGCTATCTGTCAAATATTAGAAAATAATTTAACAGGTTTAGGTATTCTTTATGGTGATTATGTAATCGTTGATTTAAACCTAAAACCAAGCGATTCCATGCAGGACTTGATCTTATACACTACTTCCAAAGGACCAGATAACATTGGGTTGTATTGGGGCAGATACGTCAATCATTGGGCAAAAGATTGTCCTAAGTTCAGAAATGCAAGTCACGCAGCTATCAGAAGTATTGAGGGTGTTGTTACGGCTGTTTATAATTCAGAACTTAAGTTAAAGGTGAAATATGATGTTTCAAGACTTTCTAATATACTTCAGGATACATCAAATACGATCAGTGTGGAGCCTAGTAATCGTGGGAGTGGGTGCGAACCAAATTCAATTTTAATCTATCGAAAGGGGAAAGCATATGCTTAAAGACAAATATATAGAATTCATTAACAAATTTTTAAACGAGATTGAAGATGAAGGAACAATTAAGATGATTTACGACATTGTACAAATGTATTGGTTAAGAAGCGATCAAGACATAAAAAAAGATACTTCCGCCGCCCAAAGCAAAGTATCTAAAGGACGATAACTTAATCAAATTATCAAGCAAATTATATCACATGTCTTATAAAAGGCAAGAAAGGAATATCACAATGAAATTCAAATCAATATTAGAAATGAATGAATTCGGAGACGTTCTAATGGATATAAACAGCGCTATCAGCTGTTTATTGGATCAGGATGAGTGCGAATAGAGAGGAAAACACATGTATAAATACAAAAGAAAAGTAGATAAGCGTTCAATTTTGCTGATCATTTTAATTACATACTCTTTTATTGCTACGCTCGGTCATTATTAACAATAACCGTCTAGCTGAAGCACAAACACAACACATTAAAGAATTGCATACTGCTTTAGTTGAATGTGACTACGACCTAAGCGGTAATTAGGTCGTATAAATGGAGGTATTCATGAACAAAAATGATTTACAAAATAACGTGGCTGATTTTCTAAACGATTTAAAAATGAAATGAAAAATCAGCAAATACAATAAAAAAGTATAAACACACTATCTCACGTTTTATAGAATACCTTCGTGATGATTATGAATTAACCAAAGAGCATACACTCAGTTTTAAAGAACATTTGTTAAATAGCGGATACAAACCGACCACAATCAATTTATACATTGTAACTCTGAATAAGTATTTAAAATGGGTAGGATTGCCGGAACTGCGTGTTAAACAGCTCAAAGTGCAGCGCAAAAGCAGTCTTAGTGATGTGTTGACACCAGACGAATACAATCGCCTTCTGAGGCGCGCAAAGGCTAAAGGGCAACTAGACACTCACTACATAATGAAAGTGCTGGCAAACACCGGCATCAGGATTGCAGAGTTGAAGTATTTCACGGTAGAGAACTTGAAAAGCAATTACCTGCAGATAAACAATAAAGGCAAGATTCGTACTGTGCCCATTCGCCAAGATTTAGCGCGAGAGCTGCGGAAATACTGCAGGGACAGGAAAATTCGGGAAGGAACTATCTTTCCCGGTAAGGTCAAAGGTAAGCAACTATCAGAGTCAACCATATGGCGTAGGATGCAGAGGCTTGCCGGTGAGCTGAAAATCAAAAAGTCAAAGATACATCCGCACAGCTTCCGGCATTTATTTGCAAGACAATTCCTGAAGGAAAATAGCAATGGCCTTGCTGAACTGGCAGATCTGTTAGGTCATGAGTCCTTAGAGACAACACGCATCTATCTAGTCTCAACAGATGCTGAGAAAAAGCGTAAATTAGAGGATTTGAAGTATTAAAAAACACCCTGATTTTGCAAAAAGTATTGAGTGTTTAAAAAGTAGAAATAAGCCTTATATCATAGGCTGAAAGTTACAAAACAGTGATGCAAGATAATTATGGGGTTATCTTGCATTCGGAAAGGGCATCAAAAATATGAAAATAGATAGAAAAAAATATCGCATTATTCCTGTTAATAAAAAAGTAAATGTGTATATGACTTTAAATAAAAGTTTTATTTGCATTGATCATATTGATACAAAGAATCCGGTTGTTAGTGTCTATATCAATGTTAATGATGATATGTCAAAGAGGTTAAAAAAGGTTAAGGAATACTTATCATCACGAGTTGTAAAAGAACATCTAGGTGAACATTCAAAATTATGTTTTGATCATATGTTGGAAAGGCTCTGAGAGAATACATTATGCAAGAAGGGTTTATCGCTTTAAGCAGAAAAATTGTCGATAGTGAGTTATTCAGTAAACCTCCGCTTTATTTGAAAGTGTGGATTTATCTCTTAACTAAAGCACAGCATCAAGACTATAAAATGTTAAAAAGAGGTCAGTTATTTGTGTCAATTCCCGAACTTCAAGATGCTTGCACTCACTATATCGGCAATAGAAAAGTGAAGCCAAGTAAGGACCAAATTTTCAATATTTTAGAGTATTTCCGAAAGCAACCCGAACCCAACGCGGAAAGCAACGAGAATAAGCCTATGATTACGACTGCGAAAACGACAAGAGGACTAATCGTAAACATTGAGAAATACAGCCTTTATCAAGACTTTTCTAATTACGAAACCAACACCGAAAACAACGAAAATTTAATTCCGAACCCAACGCCACCCCTCGTTGAAACCCAACACTATAAACAAGAATTACAAGAAATAAAAAGATTTAAAAAGAATTAAAAAGAATTTAAATACTAGCTCGGAACCTACTCAAAGCAGCAGTAAAAATCCATCACTTTTATTGAAAGATGGGAGTTATTATGTGATAAGTAATGAAGATATTGCAAAGTATCAAGAAGCATATCCGAAGATTAATGTTGTTGGTGAGTTAAAGCGTATGAGTTTGTGGTGTGAATCGAATGTCAGTAAGTGTAAGACAAGAAAGGGCATTAGCAGATTCATTGTTAACTGGCTTTCGAGACAGCAGAAAGATCAGCAAGGAAAGAAGGGAGTTACAGCAAATGATTACCCTGAATTATAGACAGGAGCTAGAAAGTAATATTCTAGCTATCCTATTGGTAGAGCCTTCAAAAATGGAAGAATGTTATCTAGAACCTCGACACTTTCAAATACTATTGAATCAGAGGGTATACAGAATCTTTCAGAAATTCTATGAGCAAAACCATACTCTTGATATTGCTACGATGGGAGCATCTACTAAAGATGCGGGGCAATTTACTGATTATTGTATCAGTTTGATGGATGCATACATATCTAGCGAGAAGTTCCAATTCTATTGTGACAAGCTGGAAGAAGCTTATAAAAGCACAGAAGCCGAAAAGGTAGCTAATAATCTGCTTAATAAAGAGATCGATGCTGAACAGGCTGTAAATGTTTTAAATGACATATACCGTGAGTTTGTGAAAACTTCAAATAGATACATGCTGCCGGCTGATGAGATTTATGATTTAGTAACTTCTAATTCAGCAAAGCTTCAGTTTAGAGAATTTGCAGAATTTCAGGCAAAGTAGGTATCATGCAAAAGACTGTCACCGTCTTGGGGGCAAGACCCGGAATCGGTAAGACAGGATTTGCTTTAAATCTGATTAACGATCTTGCGGACAGATACAAATGTATTTACTTCAACATGGAAATGACTGAAAAGGAGCTTTATGAAAGACTGGTAGCAATAAATTCAAACATTCCGATCAGCAGATTCACAAAGCTTGAAGAGCATGAAAAACCTAAATTAAAAGCAGCTGCTAAAATGGTTGAAAAAGAAAAAAGCTAAAATATACAGCGGTTCAAAGAGTTTGAAGGCATTAAGAAATATATGCGCTAAAGAACAGCGAGAAGAGCATTGTGTCGTGTTTATCGACCATGTGGGTTATGTAACTACTGGAAAGAATCAAGGGGACACAGAACGCATAGGCGAGGTTGTCAGGAGTATACAGCTCATGACTAAAGACTTAAACATCACAGTCTTTCTGCTGTGCCATATCAATCGCGCTGGATCAGATACACCCACACTCAATCATTTAAAAGATTCGGGTGAACTGGAACAGTCAGCTCATATCGTCATGCTTCTTCACAATCTTAGCGACAGTATGGAAGAAATGGAATGCGATATTGATTGCTTGATACCCAAGAACAGAGGGGGACGCTGTGGGAAAATTGGCTTCAGATTTACAAAGACTACACAGGTGTTCAAAATGGTGACTTATGGAAAATAGATGGCAATTATTTGAGTATCTGAAAGCGACGAAAGGATTTATTTATGCTGAAGATGTAAAGGGTATGAATGAACATGAATTAATGGAAGGTATTCAAGAGTATATATCATACTTGGAAAGGAACGAAAAGTGCAAAAACTGATGGATTTATATTTTAATAAATGGAATGAAAGGGAGATTGAAGAACCCCTTATTGAAGCTAAACAATTCACTGAATATCTGAAACAATGTAGTAATAAAACATTAACTGCTAATAAAGCCATAAAAATTAGAAGAACTAGCAAATTATGCTTTTGCTGCTTATGAACAATCTGGCTTCTACGCAGGATATAATACTGCCTGTCAAGTGCTGCAAGAAATGCTAGGTGATACAAATGAAAAAGAATGAATATGACTATGATCAGATGCTGTACAAGCTGCATCATTTGCAGGCATTATACAAAGTAGGATTTAGATATATTGCAAGAAATGAAAGCGGTGAGTTAAGAGCCTATACAGATAAGCCGCACAAAGAATTGAATTTCTGGTTTAATGGAAAACATGGTATATCTCATGTACAAACGTTAGATCCTGATTGGTTTGAAGAATTGACTTGGCAGGATGATAAACCAGTTAAATTGAAATCGGTCATTGATGAGATTAAAGAAATGTTGAAACCAAAGGGAAATTAAGATGCTGACGAAAAAAGATAAGATAGAATACTTTAAACGAGAATGTAAAAACATGCACTACTACAAAGAAATGGTGAAGCAGTGCAATGAGAAGCTTGAAGAACTAGCAAATGAAATTTTAGGTGTATCTTCACCTGCTGCTAAAGATGTTGTACTTGAAAACGCTGGTGATCCATATAAGAGCAACAAGCTTTATTTAATTGTTGAAGAAGAAATGACAATGAAAGAGCGCGATGATTATCAAGCAAAGATTGACTATATCAATAGCAAACTGAAAGAAATTAAAAATCCGGTAGGCTATGCAATGGTTACTGAACTACTTGTTGAAAGAACCAATCTTAATAAAATAGCATATAAGTATCATATGGATAGAAGCACAGTATGGCGGACAATCAATAGAATATTGTCAAAAATTTTGTAAGTTGCAACACATTTCACGAAAAACCGTGTTAATATGATAGTATGGAATTAGCAAGGAACAGTTCTCCCCCATATTACTTGCCTTGCTGATTCTCAAAATTACATAGCAATAGAGACTCTACGGAGCCTATTGCGTAAAAGCATCTATATCGGCTATACATCTAGTGTATGGTACGGGCATAGATGCTTTTATTTTGGGTAGCTAAACAGCTGCCTTTTTTTGTTATTCGGCAACCCCGAAGGAGGAAAAGATATGAGTGATAAGACATTTGTTGATGAAACAAGAGCGCGTACCGGTGAACCTGTATCAATGATATGGAGTACCGTTAGTATGATCTATAACATGTCGATAAAGACTTGCTACGGTATTGATTTTATTTATAGTGAGATACTCGCTATGCTTGATGATCGTGTGTGCTGGACATCAAGACAGGCTGCCAAGTTGCTGCTATCAGAGCATGACTAAAGATGTACCTTGTTATCAATGCAGTGATAGGCACATTGGCTGTCACGGATCATGTAAGAGATATTGCAAATACAATGCTGACCGCAAAAAGATATAAAGACAGCAGCAGAATCAATCGGCAGCAGATCATGAGGTGTCGAGCCATTGGTGCTATGACAGCAGATGCAGGAGGATAGCGTAATGCCAAAATACAAAGGCAAACGTTGGGAAGATAAGCGAGCGCACATATTAAGACGTGATAAACACTTATGCAGATTAAGTCTTAGATATGGTAAACGTGTAGATGCAACGGTAGTGCATCATATCTACCCAGCGAGCGAATATCCGGAATACTTTTGGTGTGATTGGAATCTGATCTCTGTATCGGAGACTATGCACAATAAACTCCATGACAGAGTGACAGGAAAGTTAACAGCACTTGGTGAGGATTTAAAAAGGAGGACAAAGATACCTGATGATAAAGTTAGTAGTAGGCTTGCCGGGAAGCGGTAAGACAACCTATGTAAAGCAACACATGAGAGAGAACGATCTAGCTTATGACTTAGACTATTTAACAGCAGCCTTTAAATGCCGAGAAGCACACAGTAAAAGGAAACATATCTACATTACTGAAATGGTTAACGATATGCTTCCGTCAATCGCAGATAACTATTCATTCTACGGACTTGACGATCTGTATATCATACGCACAGCACCAACACTTATAGAGTGCGAGACTATATCAAACTTAGGTGCTGACTTGATTATCATTGATACTCCATATGCTGAGTGCTTGGTAAGGATGAGAGAGCGGGCAGATACAGATGAAAGCGAGCTGCCATTTATAAAGAAGAGGTTTGATAGGTTTATGGATAGAGTCAATGAATATGAATGGAACAGCGTATCCCCCCACCCAAAGCCTTAAATCATAGGCTTTTAGGGACCGAAGAGGGATAAGTTTTTCCAATAGAGCAACAGTTTATAAAATTTTTTTAAGGAGGTGAACACAGTGAATGACAAAGAAAAGCGTTACCGAAGCCATGAAAGCAATGAATACTTATAAGCCCGAGTTTGAGCCAATTATCGAGATTTATGTCGGTTTGAATAATCAGTATAAGAAATTGCTGACGCAATTCAAAGCAGTGGGGTATAAAGTGGAAGAAAGTACAGGTTATTCCGATAATTCAAAGAAATCTCCGTTAGTTTCAACTATGGAAAATCTGCGAAAAGACATTTTAAAGTATGCGAATGAGCTTGGATTGACGCCTGCAGGGTTGAAGCGACTTAATGAAAAGAACAAAACAAAATCAGCCGGTGGTAATTTCTTGGATTCGCTGCTGAATGGATAAGAGCAATCACCTTTTTAAAAATCATGGCGTTGTTTTTGGCTATGTTGAAAGTATATTAAACGAAACAAAAGTTGCTTGTCATGAATTAAAACAAGGTTGTGAAAGGTTCAAAGAAGATTTGAACAATTCTATTTATGACTTTGATCCTACTGACGCAGAATTTGTAATCAATATTATTGAACGAACATTTAAACATCAACAGGGTGAGCGCTTAGACGGTACGTCGTTAAGGGGTTTGCCTTTTTTGTTAGAGCCGTTTCATAAATTTATTGTTTATAATCTGCTCGGTTTCTACAAGACCGGTACTCATATAAGGAGGTTTCATGAAGCATTCATTTTCATACCAAGAAAGAATATCAAAACTTCATTCGCTGCCGCCTTAGCCTTTGGCTTAGGTATGCTTGAACGACGTAGCGGTTCAAAGTTTATATTGTGGCAGCTGCCTTAAAACAATCATTGGAGAGCTTCGATTTTATCAATTACAATGCTCACCTGATGGGGCTTGATGAGGATGATAACTGGCGAATCATTGACAATAACCAAGAGCATTCGATCAATGGTTTATTTTCTGATGGTTCACTTTATATTCAAGCGTTGGCAGCTAATCCGGATAAGCAGGATTCACTTAACTGCAATATTGGCATTGCTGATGAATTACATGCCTATAAAAATGCAAAGCAGTACAACATCATCAAAGAAGCGATGAAAGCTTATACAAACAAGCTGATGATAGGCATTACTACTGCCGGTGATAACATGACATCGTTTTGTTATAACCGATTGAAATATTGTCAAAAGATTTTAAACAAAACTTTCAAAGATGAACAGTATTTTATATTTATCTGTAAAGCGCCGGAAGACGAAAATGGCGAAGTAGATTATCTTAACCCTGTGGTGCATGAGATGGCTAACCCTGCTTATGGTGTATCGATCCGTCCTGAGGATATTATGAATGATGCCGTACAAGCTCAAAATGATCCGCAGCAAAGAAAAGACTTTTTTGCAAAGTCCCTTAACGTGTTTACGGCAGCCTTAAAAGCCTATTTCAATATCGATGAATTTAGAAAAAGTGACAGTCATTATGACTGGTCAATTGATGAATTGGCTAAGCTTCCGATAACTTGGTATGGCGGTACTGACTTGTCGAAATTGCATGACTTGACCGCAGCTTGCCTTTATGGAACGTACTTCGGCTATCAACGTGATGATGGAAAGTAGTGGATGTTGATATAGTTATATCTCACGCTTGGTTTCCGATAACAACAGCAGCCAAGAAAGCGGATGAAGATAACATTCCTTTATTCGGATGGCAGGATGATAAATGGTTGACAATGAGCAACAACCCTACCGTTAATTATGCTGAGATTGTTAACTGGTATGTTGATATGCGAAAACGAGGTTTTAAAATAAAAGAAATTGGGCATGACAAGAAGTTTTGTCGTGAATATTTTATAGCGATGAAAAAAGCTAAGTTTAAGATTGTTGATCAGCCACAATATTTTTATGTAAAATCTGAGGGCTTCAGACACATTGAGGTTAAAGTGAAGAATGAAGAATTTTACTATCTGCACTCACAGGCTTATGAATACTGCGTACAGAATGTGAGAGCAATCGAAAAGACAGATGATATGATCCAATATGAAAAAGTAGAACCGGAGCAAAGGATAGACATATTCGACTGCTCCGTTTTTGGTTGTGCGAGAATGCTTGCAAACATGGAAGGTAAGAAACTAGATAACTGGTTTAAAAAAGGAGGTGAAAGCGATGAGTAAAAGAAAAGGTAAAAAAACAAAGAGCTGAGCCACAAACTGAAAAGAGCTATGTCGGCTTATGGATGGCGGGCAAAGAAGATATTTTACGAATCCCCGGATATACTTCATTGGCAAAGAATGAAGAAATCAGAAGATGTGTTCATAAGGTGGCTAACTTAGTATCCAGTATGACGATCAAATTATATGAAAACGGTGACAACGGTGATCACAGAATCAAAAACGAGCTGTCAAGAAAGATAGACATCAACCCTAACAAATATCTAAATCGAAAGAATTTCATTTATAGGATCGTTACCGACATGATGATCTATGGTAACAGTGTATTGATCCCTCACTATAAAGATGTTTATCTTGATGATTTGGAAATCTGTAAAATGGATGCTGTTTCATTTCATGAGACTGACGGAAGTTACCAAATACGGTATAAGGGAAAAGCTTATGGTCCTGATGAAGTCATTCATATACCGTGGATACCTGATGATGATAAACCGTGGCAGGGACAAGGGTATGCGCTGATGTTTAAAGAAGTGCTTATGAATTTAGCACAAGCCAACGCAACAAAGACCGGCTTCTTAAAATCGAAATGGAAACCCTCTGTAATCATCAGTATTGAATCTGATGTCGAAGAACTGCAAGACGGTGAAAAGCGGAAACAGATCATCAACAGCTATACCGATGATACAGAAGCGGGCGAACCGTGGCTGATACCTGCAGGCGAGATCGAAGTAAAAGAGATACGTCCTTTAACGCTCAATGATTTGGCGATACAGGACAGTATTACTTTAGATAAAAGGACGGTAGCTGCTTGTATAGGTATGCCACCGTTCATGGTTGGTATCGGCGAATTTAAAAAAGATGCTTATAACAATTTTATCAATAATGAGGTCATGGGATTTGCTGAAGTGATTGCACAGAAATTCACCTCGCAATTATTGTTATCTCCGCATTGGTATTTCAAGTTCAGCCGGCAGAGTCTTATGCAGTATGATCTTGCAGAATTATCATCATTCACAAATTCGTTAGTTCAGATTGGATCACTGAATCGAAATGAGCAGCGCGGCTATTTTGATCTTGAACCGAAAGAAGGGCTGGATGAATACACACCGCTTGAGAATTACATACCAGTTGCAGACTTAGGCAATCAAAAGAAACTAAATAAAGGGGGTGATGATGATGAATAGAAAAGAAAAGGTACTACGGTCACTGAATGTTAATTTTAAACGCAGTGATCAAGAGGAGCGTATGATCGAGGGCTACTTTGCTTTATATGAAGCTGAGACAGAACTTTATGAAGGTGTATATGAAATTATTTCTCGGGGTGCATTTGTCGAAACTTTAAATAAAGATGTTCGTGCGTTGTGGAATCATGACACTATGAAAATCTTAGGAAGAAGCGTAAACGGCACGCTCGAATTAAAGGAAGATGAAAAGGGTTTATTTGCACGGTTCAAATTACCTAACACATCATATGCTGATGACTTGTTAGAGCTTGTCAAAAACGGATACGTTAATCAAGCTTCTTTCGGCTTTTATATAGAAGATGAAGAGCTTGAAGAATTAGCGAGCGGTGCAGTGCGTTGGCGAATCAACAAGATTGATTTGTTTGAGGTGTCGGTCGTTACCTTTCCAGCCTACGAAAATACATGCGTGAGCGCCCGATCTGCAGAAGTTGAAGAAATGAAAAAGCGTAAAATTGACACGCGAAAAGTCGAACTAAAAAAAGAATGGAGGAACTTAAATGTCAGCATTAAAACAATTAAGAATCAATACAAAGCTGAAGCAGCTGCGAGAACAGCAAAAAGTATTGAATGAAAAAATCGCAGGGTATGAAAAACGTACCGCAGAACTCGAAACGGCATTAGATGAAGCTGCTACTGATGAAGATATGAGTCTGGTCAGCGAACAGCTGGAATCTTTAGAAAATGAAATGAAAGAAGCCGATGCCGAAAATAAAAAGACGGAAATCGAAGAACAGATCCGTCAGTTAGAAGAAGAACTGGATGCAATCGGCAAGGAAACCCCAAAAGCAGCGAAGACAGAAGAAAGAGAGGCTAACATGAATAAATATCAAGTAAGAGATTTATTAAAGACAGGAGCATATTACGAACGCTCGGAAGTTAAAGAATTTTATGAGAAACTAAAGAATATCCGATCAATGGGCGGCAGTGATTTGACAATTCCACAAGTAATTATTAACCGAATCATGGATATCTTCGGAGATTACACGACGTTGTATCAGTTGGTTGAAAAATTAGATTAACAGGAAAAGGACGCATTCTGTTAGATAAAGACACTGACGAAGCTACATGGATCGAGCAGACAGGAACTATTCCGGTAGGCGACGTCGGAACTGTGACAAATATCGATTTTGACGGTTTCAAAGTAGGGAAGATTGTATTCATCGACAATTCATTGATTCAGGATTCAATCATTAATGTTGACGATTATGTTGTTAAAAAGATCGCTCGAGCTTTAGCTAAGGCATTGGATAAAGCAATCTTAAAAGGGGAAGGCGCTGCGAAAAAACAACCAGAAGGAATTTTAACTAAACTATCAGAAGATCATAAAGTGACTTTGGCAAATCCAAAACTTCCCGAAGTATTGAAACAGATCAAATTAATTGATACGGGTGATGATTCGGTGGGTGAAATTGTCGCAGTCATGAAGCGTACCACTTATTATGATAAATTCCTTGATTATACAATCAATGTTGATGCAAGCGGTAATGTAGTTGGAAAATTGCCGAACTTGAACAACCTAAACTTATGCGGGTTGAAGGTTGTCTTTAATCAGAACATGGATAACGACGCTGTATTATTCGGAGACTTCACTCAATATACGTTAGTTGAGCGCGAGGACATCACAATTGATAATTCTGTGCATGTAAAATTCGCAGAAGATCAGACGGCGTTCAGAGGCAAGGGACGATTTGATGGTAAACCGGTTAGACCGGATGCGTTTGTGTTGGTAACAATCACGGAAACAGCGCCGGCGGGGGAATAGCCGCTGCTTACCCATTGAGCCGGTCAACACCTGATTTGAGCAGTATGACAAAAGCAGAATTGCTTGATTATGCTGCTCAGTGTGGCGTTGACGGGGTAAGCGGCAGTATGACTAAGGCTGCAATCATCGAACGTATTACGGAGGCGATGTAATGGAAACTATCCTAATGCTGTTAAAAACTGATTTAGGTATAAAACATGATAAACGCGATGAATATTTCAGGGTTTTAATCAGTTCAACGATATCTCAGCTGAAGCGCAAAGGAATTATTTCTAAAGGCGATGGTGATTTGGATTATACGCTGCTAGTCGCTGATTTAGCAGCGTGGTCATATCGTAATCGTCAAGAGAATATGCCGATGGCAGAAAATCTAAAGCAAAGAATCAGAGATAGAATTGTAGGTAATAGAGCCAATGCCAACCAATAGAAAAAAGCCATCTCTTGATGATGTTTGCATTTTGATAGCTGCACGATATGGATTTGATGAATATAGAAATCAAATTGAAATCGAACCGGAGAGAACAGAAATATATTGTGGCTATTCGGATCTGTATACAAATGAATTTTATAAGGCAGCAGTACAAGATTTAAAAGTAAGTATGGTTCTGATCATTGATGCAGAATCATATAACGGCGAGAAAAAGCTTGAATATGATGGTATCGAATACACAATTATCAGAACGTATGAGCGAGAAGATGGGTTGCTGGAGGTGACTTGTGGCGAAAAATGAAACTGTTGATATTGAAGGATTGACCGCAGTATTGTTACAGAAATACAGCGAGTATACAGATGATAAGTGTGAAAAGGCTGCAGAGATCACAAAGCAAACAGGAAAAGAGATGGTAAAAGCCATCAAGGATGATTCACCGGTTAAAACCGGTGTTTATCGTGATGGTTGGGCAGCTGAAATTGAACAAGGCAAAGGGTTTACAAAGATCATTGGCAAAAACAAGAAAAAGCCACAACTTACTCACATTTTGCAGAACGGTCATGCCAAGACGAACGGTGGTCGTGTCCCTGGTGTTGATCATATCAGAAAAAATGAAAAAAAGTACAACGAACTACTGCTTGAAAGGGTAGAGGAAGTTTTAAAATGAAGCTAGAAGAATTAATAAAAGAGTTAAAAGCAATCGGCATTCCGGTTTCTTTTTCACACTTTAAAGAAAAGCAAACCGGTGATTATATCATCTATACGTTTAAACGTTCAGCAAGTGGCAGCGATCATGTGAACGAATTAGAAGAATATGATTACCGCATTGAATTGTATACGGCGATCAAGAACGTTGCACTCGAAGATAAAGTCACAAGCTTTCTTGATGAACTGGGTACAGATTATGAGATTTATGAATCAGTATATATAGAGGATGAAGATGTGTTCATGACCGTCATTTCATTCTCTTTTTTAACAAGAAAATAAGGAGGAAAGTATGACAGAAGAAAAGAAATACAACGATCCAATCGTTCTAGGCAGCGGCAGAATTTATGTAGATGTATACGATGGAATAACTGTTCCGAATGTCGCAGATATCGAAAAAGATGAAAAAGAATTAGGTAATATTTCGGGCGGTGCTACGCTGGAAGCTGCTGAAACTTTTTATACCGCTAAAGATGATTTGGACAAGATAAGACGTAAGAAAATGACAGGTGATGAGTACACATTATCAACCGGTATCATGACAATTAATGCAGGTGTTCTCGAAAAAACATTATCAACGGTAAATGTGTCTGAAAATACAGAACGAGGTACAAAAGAATTGAAATTAGGCGGCGTCTCACATTACAAAGAACAACGATATATCTTCCTTTTTGTTAATGAGGATAAAGATGTTCGTATCATGCTTTTGGGATCAAATGAAGCCGGACTAACACTTCAATTCATGAAAGACAAAGAAACGGTGATCAACCAAAAAATCGTGGGTGAGCCTTTCCCTGACGGTCATAAAGTGATCATTGAACTGGGTGTTCCGAAAGTGGCGGCATAATGAAAAGCAGTGTCGATTTTACCCAAGTCAACAAGCAAACGTATGAGATTGTTGAAAAAGGCGGTAAGAAAATAAACATCTTACCGCCAACTATTACTATGATGGCAGATATTGAATTATTAAGAAAAGAACAGCCGTTAGACACAGTGATTGAAATCTTTGCAAAGATATTAAGTCACAATCAACAGCACATAGTGTTTGATGATAAATATGTGCGCGATAATTACAGCATTATAGATATTAAAGCGGTCGTTAATGACTACGATCTGTTTGCTGCCGAGGTAATTAGCAACCCAAACTAGCGCCCCCGATCATGCCAAACAGCTCTGATGCGGATGATCCGGGGATTTATGCAGAGACGGTTAATTTTCATTTGGTATCAAAGTATACAGGTTTAAATTTCAAAGAAATCAGAGATTTACAGATTGATGATTTCCTTCAGTATCAGCGTGATGCTTTTATTCTGAACAAGATGCAGACGTTTGAAGGACTTCGGTATTTGAAAGATTATACTTCTTTACATAATAAAAAAACAGATAAAAAAGCATTACAAAAACTGATAGGAGGTGAAGTTGATGGCTAAGAAATTAGAAGGACTGACCGTACAGCTAGGACTTGATACGACACCGATCACATCGGCATTATCAGGCTTAACAAAGATTTCAATAACAGCCAAAAAGAACTTAGAGAGGTCAACCGGTTATTAAAGTTTGATCCTGCCAATACCACCTTACTAGCTCAGAAGCAGGAGTTATTAGCCGACTCAATCAATACTTGCAGCGATAAATTAAAAGTATTAAAAGAAGCTGAATCACAGGTACAAGAGCAATTTGAACGTGGCGACATCAAAGAAGAAAAGTATCGCGAATTTCAGCGCGAAGTTATAGCTACTGAAAACACATTAAAGTCACTGAAAAGTCAAGTAGATATAACGAACAAAACACTGGCAGATATGGGTTCAGCGGCAAAAGCAGCCGGTGAAAAAATGAACGCTGCCGGCGATAAGCTGCTGCCTCTTTCGGCTGCCTTAACGGGTGTAGCCACTGCCGCAGTGGCAGCAATGAATAATGTCGATGATGGTATCGACCGAATCGCAACAGCAACTGGCGCGACTGGCGACAAGTTGAAAGCAATGACAGACATTTATTATGATGTTGTTACTAAAATGCCGGTTGAGTTTGAGACTGCGGGCGCCGCCATCGGTGAGATCAATACACGCTTTGGATACTTAGGAGATCAACTTGCCGATTGCACCGAGGACTTTTTGAAGTTTGCGAAAGTTAATAAGATGGATGCCACAGAATCAGTGCGTTTGGTGTCGCGAGCGATGGGCGATGCTGGTATTGACGCATCGGAATACAAGCGTGTACTTGATTTAATGACAAAGGCTGCTCAGGATAGCGGCATCAGCGTTAGTAAGCTTGCTGAAAGTGTCACAACGTTTGGTGCGCCAATGCGTGCGCTCGGCTTTGATATGGATGAATCCATCGCTTTGTTTGCATCATGGGAAAAAGCCGGCGTAAATGCAGATACGGCGTTCTCAGGATTAAAAAAATCAATCAGCACATGGGCATCCGAAGGCAAGGATGCAAGAGAAGAATTTAAGAAAACACTTGACGAGATCAAAGCTACACCGGATATCGCAGAAGCGACTACAAAAGCGATCGAAGTGTTTGGTACAAAAGCAGGACCCGATCTTGCCGATGCAATCAAGGGTGGCCGTTTTGAATATGAGGAATTTTTAACTACATTGCAAGGCTCAACCAATGTGATAGACAGTACATATGGCGCTATTGTGGATGATGTAGATGCTACGCAGGTAGCAATACAAACAGCACAAGTAGCCTACATGACATCGGCGAAACGATCATGGTTACTGTCGGGCCAATACTTAAAGACTTATCAGATGGATTAAGAGATGTGACACAACACTTCAATGCTCTTGACAATGGCACTAAAAAAGCCATTATCACAGCCGGTGGTATGGCGATTGCTGCGGGTCCTGTATTAAAGGCTACTGGCGGTATTACTACTGGAATCGGCAATATCATGACCGGGTTATCAAAATTAAAGCCGCTGATTAAAAGCACAGAAGCAGTATCGACAGCAGCCGGTGTCGCGAGTGCTTCTGCCGCTGCCTTACCGATGGCTCCGTTATTGGCAACGGTTGGCGCGATCGCTGCGGTCACGGCCGGTATCGGCTTACTGATCATCGCTGTACAAGACCAAAAGTCTGAAGAGCGCGAGCTGATCGATACGGTAAATGAAGAAGCTGAAGCGTGGCAAAATCTGAAAGAAACACAGGAGCAGCGAATCGAAAAAGGTATGGAAGAATTATCTTATACTGAAACGATGATCGCAAAGCTTGAAGAAATGACAGACAGTGAAGGTAACTTGACTGGCAGTCGTGAACAGGCATTATTTTACATAGAAGAGATCAATAAAGTAATGCCGGATGCAATCAAACTCAACGAGGATAACACTATATCCATCAATGAGGGGAAACAGGCACTTGATGAGCTGATTAAATCAAAGCAAGCTCAAATCTATTTGGAAGCAATGGAACCTGCATACAAAGAAGCTATTGTAAATTATCAAAAAAAGATCATTGAACAAGGCAAATTGTCGGCACAGGTGAATGAACTTGAAGCCGAGACATTGCGATTGAAAGCGCAAGCCGAAGAAGATGGCACAGAAAAGAGTGCTATTGCTTACGGTAACAAAATGGGCCTTTTAGCTGAGATGAAAAGCGCCCTCGAAGAAAATACGACTACGACCGTTGATATGTATAAAACGATCCAAGATTATGAGGGTATGACAGTAGCTATCCAATCGGGCAATTACGATGAATTAACTAAGCTAATGGATGATTACAATCAAGCACAGCTGCACGGTGCGGAACTTGCCAATCAGAACGCTTTAGAGCAAGCTGAGACACGTTATAACGATGCGGTGGCAGCTTATGAAGGCTGGTTTCACTTGCCGAAGAAAAAGGCATGGAAATAACCGATGCGGAAATTGATGCAGCTAAAAAGGCGGTAGATGATGCTCAGAGTGAGTTAAACACAATCGGCAATAACATGATGACAGGCATCGCGACCGGAGTAGCTGCCGGAACAACTTTTGCGGTCGGTGCTGTGTCAACAGTCATGAATCGTATGATCGAGGAAGCGCGTAGAAAGGCAGCCGAAGTGGACGCGGCGATGAATGGCAACGAATATGACGGAAGCCATCGAAATGGACTGAATTATGTGCCTTTTGACGGATACCGCGCTATTTTGCATGAGGGTGAAAAGTGTTGACAAAAAGTGAAGCAAATGCGGAGAGAAGCGGTGACAGCAAGACAGAAATTAAGGTCACACAAAACATATATACAAAATCCGTAAACGCATCGGCGCAGCAGCGCGAAGCTGCTAGAGCTTATAAAAAGATGGCGCTGGAGGTGAATTAGTTAGTGCTATACGATGAAAAATTGATTTATACGAACGAACAAGGAGCAAGCGTTGAAATGTCATGGTTTGCGCTGCTGAATGTGATTAATTATGACGACAGTTTACCAGTAAACTACTACACAAATAAAAACGCTGGGCAGGATGGCGAAACGCTATCCTCTCAGTCCTTTGATGTACGTAGTTTAACGATTGATTGTGTTTATCAGGTACAAGATGATATAGGCGTGTATGAGCGTAATTTAAAGCGTGTCTTTAACCCAAGATTAAAGGGTACGTTGAAGCATATCGGTAAAGATTTTGAAAGAGAGATCAGTGTTAAACTAAACGAGATACCGACTATTAAACACTCAGACGGAAAGGGTACATTGATGCTTGATTTTGTGGCTCATGCTCCTTTTTGGCAAGATGTGCCGCGCACTGAATATCTTGCGTTTGTTGAAGCTGCTTTGTCTTTTCCGCTAACGTTTATCGGCGGTATGAGTTTTGGCATTCGCAGAAATTCGCTGGTAAGTAATATTGATAATGTTGGCGACGTTGACTGTGGTTTTAAAGTAACCTTTAAGGCAAGCGGCGGTACCGTCAGCAACCCTTATATCAAAAAAGACAATAAGTATATACGTCTAAATTATGAGATGCAGAAAGGTGATTTAATCACTGTAGATATGCTTGGACAATCACCGGTTATCTACCTCAATGAGGTCAAGGACAGCACGATCTTAAAACGAAAGGAAACAGAATTTTTCAATCTTGATGTAGGACAGAATGAAGTTGAATATAACGCAGAAAGGAATGTCACAAACCTAGATGTAATCGTGACATACAGGCCGCAGTATTTATGATGTATCTATATAGAGATTTTAAGCTTATCGAGATCATAGCAGCTTATGTATCTTTGGAATATACATTAAAACACCGTGGGGCTGGTACATTTACGTTAACACTTAATGATGGTGAGTCTGCAAAGTCTTTTTATCAAAATGATGTTTTGATGATTGATGATGATGCTTTCGTGGTCGAAAATATCCATGTGTTCTCTGATAATGGAATCAACACATATGAAATATCCGGATTGCATATCAACTCATTATTGAGCAGGCGGGTGATTAGTTCGTTTACCTTCAGCGCAGATCAAAGCTAATGAAAATCAGATCGAAAAACTGCTGAACGAAAATTTTATAAATCCAGCTGATGAAAGCAGAAAAATAGAGGGATTTGCATTTAGCTCGCAAGGCATAGAAAACACACCGACAGTCAATTACACCTTAAAAAACATGGAAGTGTCAGAGGCGGCCAATACTGCTTTAGCACGTGCTGATTTAGGTTATACAATTGATTATCTACCCGAAGAGCATCAATATAGTTTTAGGCTGATACAGGGGCGTGATAAAACGGCTGATGTTATTTTCTCTGACCGCAATAATAACATCGCAAATAAAGATGTTTATCAACAGCAGCAGGATTACAAAAACGTAGGCTACTTAAATAATGACGGAAAGCTGACAAGCAAAGGAACTGCCGGCGGAATCAATCGTCGAGAGTTTATCGTCGAGGGATCAGACGAAACCGCGCTTGATGAGCAGCTTGCAGAAAGCAAGGCACTCGTTAGCGCAGAGTTTGAGGTTATCGATAACGAATTGTATCAATACGGCAGAGATTATAAACTCGGTGATGTCGTGACTTTTGAGGACTATGAAAGTAACTTAACAGCACAGCGACCTTTGTTAGAGGTTGTTTTTTATTGTACTGATACAGTCACAAGGACCACTACATTTGGCGATACAATACCAACGATATTCGATAAATTAGCAAAGAAAGGAAGGTGATGGGATGGAAAAATATTTTCCGTTTGACGGGCAATTGGTCGATGGTAAATCAGATAGAGTTTACTATGCAAATGACTTTACCAACTATTTTAAACCATTTTTCCGCAATGGCATATTTGCAAGTCAGGGCGATGGATTGATGGTGCTATCGCTTGACGACAACATGTTTATATCGTTAATGGACGGGCGCTCGATCATTGAGGGACATGGCTACCAAAATGACAATAAAGACGGCGTAAAGAAAATGCGTATCGCTAACTCGGATATAGCACAAGACCGCATCGATATAGTGGTAAATCGCTTAAATAGGGTTGACCGTATGATTACTACGATAGTCATTAAAGGTGAGCTGTCAGATGCGCCGGTACCGCCTGCTATCGTGCGTAATGATGATTACTATGACTTAAAGCTCGCCGAGGTCTATGTGCGCAGTGGCGTAGATAAGATACAGCAAGCGGATATCACCGATTTAGAGGCGACGAAGAAGCTTGCGGATGGGTAACGGGTTTGATTGATAGTATCAATGCTACTGCGTTTTTTAAGCAGTATCAAATCGCTTACGATGCGTTTGTTAAAGAAACTTACGCTAAGGCGGAGGATCTGTTTGACCTGATACGTAACCTTTTGGACACGGATCAAGCTGCTTATTTACTAGGACTAATTAACCAGTTAAAAATGTATCCGAAAGTAGAACCATATGTATTAAAAGCTAATCAATGGCAGGAAACTGCTGACGGTTTGACTTACACTATCACGGATAATCGATATACATATCTTGGCTCATACTGGGAGCTAATCGCCGAGCCGGATATGGATAAAGCGGAACAAAAACTGCTCACTAATGCAAGAATTGCGTCGATTGATGATAAGCAAGACGGCAAACTGATTATCCATGCTGTGGGTGTTAAGCCTACTGATGATATACATATCAGCATAAAGATTGAGAGGTGATAAGATGCCGGTAGGAAGTAAAAATATATTAGATTTTGAATCAACAGGTTATCCGGGTGACATTATTTTAAATTATGATGATGACTTGACGACAGAAAATTCAGGAATTATAAAATTGGATGGCAGCGCGTATATGCGAAAAGATTACAAACAAGTAGAAAAATTTTTTGGCAGCGCCGATGTCACTCCATATCTACACGCCGTAGAAGTATGCAACCGCAGTACAACAGCCGATGTTTATTCCGAGTGGCTAGCTGATAAATATGAGGATACAATCGCAATAGCATATTTAAAAAGAGCGGCAAGTTCCTACTCTTCCACATATACGCAAGTATGGTTATCATTAGATAGTGGTAAAACATTTAAAACTATACAAAGCGAAACTTCGTCGTCAATATTTGGCGATGCATCAGGCTATGCCCGTAGAATGATTAGGTGGAAAAATAAGACCGTTATAGCATACAGGAACAAAGAAGGGACCGGCAATACATATCTAGTATATTACGTTGATGGAGTGACAAATAATAAATCTATCACTTTTTCGGCAAGTCAATACAAAGAAGCTAGTATCGATTTATATTTGTTTGATAAATTCTTATTCTTGCGGCATGCAGATTATAACGATGAAACAAAATATCATTTTGTTTATGTCAATTTAGACGAAGATACGCTAACACGTAAGGAGCTAGATGTGGGAGATTGTGATATTTCGCAAGAAAGGAATATAGCTGTATTAAGAAATATCGGCCAATTGATAGTAGGCGATATAAAAAAAGGCAAATTGAGGGTGTATGAAAAAGATTTGACATATAAAGAATATGATTTTACTCTGCCGAAGTATAGTGATGGAACTGCAGTTACTGTATATACAAATAGAATGGCCTATGTTAATGGTGAGTATGTTGCAACAAAAGGGTATGGCACGTCAGACAAAGATGTAGCAAGGACAAAAGATTTCTTGAATTGGGAAGTTTTAAGCGTGGCTGGTCAAACACGCTGCACAAGATACCTCACCGAATATAGTGGTGATGTGTTTTTTTATGATACTAGTGCGAGCAAACCGTATTCGATTAGTTGTATGTCGTCGGCAGATTATAAATCTGCTGGCAAATATAGCACACCATCTGGACTTGTAGGCGCAAAAGGCTCACCGGTGTGCATGTTAGGAGACGTTGAACGAGATGAAAGCGGCACTTATATCAATTGGCTGTATACAAATATTGTTGATACGATAACAAACATGTATATATATAAGGTTTATTTTAGAGCGCCGTCCGAATGGTTTATGACCCCAAGCATGTCGACGCTTTCTGCAACTACATTTGGATCCGGAACAATAAAAAAGACCATACATCAGAACGGAGTAAATTTATGATATACGTAACAAAAAGAAACAACATTGCTGTATTTACTGCCTATGAGCCGGACACGCCATTTTTTGCAATTGACGCATTGCCAAACTGCCCCTATCAAAATGACAATGAACATAAAGTAATATGGCGGTGCGACATCGAAAATCAAAAAGTGTGGTACGAAATTGAATACATTGAGCAGCCAACGCAATTAGACAGAATCGAAGAAATGTTAATCGAAACCAATTTGGAAGTGCAGTATCTTTCAGCATTAAAAGAGCTGGGAATATGAGAAAAGGAGGTATTATCACAGTATGATTAAAAATAGTTTAAATATTCGGGGGGGTATATCTGCTAATAATTTAGTTAGTGATTTTATTTCCCCGTGGTATCTGTTAGCACATGCCGGCAATCCGCGGCCATTTAAAGATTTGGGAAATGAAACGTTGTTGAGCCCTATCACAGCGGTTTGTATACCTATGCCTATACAAAAAATTATCTTGTATTTTTACAGCAAGCGAGTGACGAGGTATATATTTACATCGAAATATATAAACTCGGAACGTGGGAAACCGTATTAAAAAGGACACTTTTTTCAGAATACTCAAATAAATCAGTATTAGGTGGCAATATTGCTTTAAAAATGACATATAACGATGATGTTTATTTGATTGCTGATGGCTTTTCGTCAATTTTAAACATAAAAGTGGATGAGACACAAGCAAGTAAATACGTCTTTAATCTTATTGCGCTGCCAAGAAAAATGACAGATTATGTATCTGTCTGCACACTCGGTGATACTGCATACATGTTTGGATTTAGGACAGATAGCGGTACATCATCAAGTGCCAACACTACATACACAAGTATCATTAAATTTGATGCAGCAACTAAAGCAATTACTGTATTAGGCGTAAGCACTGCAGACATGGGTTTTAATGCAGGCGGTCAAAATTCCAGTAACACACAATTATCAGCCGGAGTATATGGCTGCTTCCCATATAGAGACAGCGAGATCATGATTTTTGGCAAACACGCAGATAATGATTTAAAAACAGTGCGTATGGTCTTGTATAATACCCTAACGGGTGAGTATAAAAACGTTACTGATGATCTCGATTTTGTATATCTCAAGAAATTAAGTATTTTTAGTACCTTGTTTAGCAATTCTACAAGTTCAATAAAAAGTGCAAGAAAAAGTGTAGCCTCTGACGGTTTAGTTAAATACGAAACTTCTAACGCCATAATCGCACCAACAGGGGGTGGCAATTCCAACAATGCTCGATGGTATTTGGATAATAAAAATTCGGCGTATATCTATTTGAGGGAAAATATTATTATCGATACAAAAGAAAAGAAATTGTATAGTACATGGGTTCCGGAACTTACATCGGCATCTATATATAACAGCGGTTCTTATAGCGGCGGCAGATCGGGTATGAATTATAGTTGGCTAGGCGCAAACAGCACATTTCAGCAAGTTCCCGCAGGAGTCAGTATAACTGGCATTGATATACAGCGTGCGCTCGTATATGACTTAAATCGTAAATCAATCAAAGCTTTTTCGATGGATACGACCGATACAAGGTTGAGGGCAGTCGGTGCGATGATGATAGATTTTGTAGTGGTTGTAAAAAAGGGAGTTCAGGTTAAACCATTTTCCGAGATACCGTCACCAATGCAAGTGCGATTTATCAGACCTTCTAATTTATCTATTATCGATTACGAACCGGACGCAGAAGGCTATTATGACGTGCAGGAAGAATGTTATTTATATATGGCAATCGAAAATGATCGCGTACAAAAGGCATCCTCAATGCCGCTTGACGGCTATCCGTACATCAATGAGCAGCCATTTAAGATTTTGGTTAGATAGGAGGTGCAAGACATGTTAAACAAATTAGATGGTTATGATGTAACAGCAGCTGAACTGCAAGAATATCTTGCTGGATTGACAGGGCCGGCATTTGATGTAGAGGTACTAAAAAAAGGAAATATCTATGAAGTGTACTGCAACGGTACACTTTTATATTACTCAGAAATTGAAATCAAAGCTGATGAAGAACAGGAACGGCTTGAAGATTGCTGGCAGATTGAGCAAGCGCAGATCCATTTTACTGACAGAAAGATTATGCCGGTGCCTGAGCCTGAACCATTGCCAGTATTAACGGATAGGGAATTAATGCAGCAGATATTAGACATACAAATCGAGCAAGCGCTAAACATTGAATATATGGCTTGTTTGAAAGAATTAGGAATTTAAAGAAAGGAGCTTAACTATGGCTACAACCACAATTACTTATCAAAGGCTAGAAGATTATATTAACAATCAAAAACGAGCCGGAATGATGAACGAAACGGCAAGGGAAATACTAAAAATCAAACTAGATGTATTTCTTTTGGCAAATCGCATCAGTGAAAGTCAGTACAGTGTACTTATGAAGTTAATGGAGTAAGCAGATGTTCGGCTATGAAATAATAAAGAAGAAAAAGAAGCGCGATCCGCTCCGCTTCAGCAAAAAGATTATGTATATTAGTTTTGCATTTTTGACGCTGTATGTTACGGCGTCTTTTTTATTGGCATACCGATCCATGACAACGCTGGACAGTCAATTGACGATCTGTGTGTTCGCGTTCTGGGGGACTGAATGCTTCAGCAATGCTTGGATCAAAGTATCTAAAATAAAACATCTGAAGGAGGAAAATAAAGATGAACTATCTAATGAATAACTGGTTTATGATTGTAGCACTCTTAGCAGTGCTTTTTATTTGCTTCATGGCTGCCAAAAAGTGGCTTGACAAGCCAACTGCCGAGCAGGTGGCGAATATTAAGGAATGGCTGTTATTGGCGGTTACAGAGGCAGAGAAACAACTAGGAGGCGGTACAGGACAGCTTAAGCTAAGATTTGTTTATGATTGGGCGGTGGATCGGTTCTCGTGGGTGGCAGTTATCCCATTTACGACCTTCAGCTCTTGGGTTGACGAAGCGTTAAATGAGATGAAAAAGCAGCTGGCAGTGAATGAAGCTGTGAAAGCCTACATTGAGGGATAATGATGGAATGGATCAAGCAGAACATTCTGCTGCTCATCGCTATTATTAGCGTCTGCGTTGAAATAACGCCTGTAAAAATAAATCCTATCTCTCATTTATTAAAGTGGGCAGGCAAATTGATAAACGAAGGTATCAATAAAAGAATCGATGATATAGAGAAAGAACTTGCTACCATGCGTCAAGAAAATTACGAAAAGGACGTCCGCGATATGCGGGGTGAAATATTGGATTTTGCCAATTCTTGTCACAACAAAAGGAAGCACACAAAAGACGAATTTATCCATATCATCGAGCAAATAACACGCTATGAAGAACTCATTGAAGAGCATAACATCGCCAATGGTGTGATAGAGGTACAGGCAAAATATATCAAAGATTTATATAAAGAGTGTCTACGAGAAGGCACTCTTTTGAGTTAGGAGGAAGAATGAAAACAGCAAAACAATTGGTTGAATATGTAAAAAAGAAGGCAGCCGAACCTAAAACTATTTATGTATTGGGTTCATTTGGCCAGCAGCTTACAACTGCCTTCTTAAATCAGAAATGCCGGCAGCTTGCTTGGAATGAGCAGAACAGAAATATCCTTCAGCAATACACCGATCAAGGCTATCAAGCCTTTGACTGCTGCGGACTTATCAAGGCTTTCTTATGGGACGACGATCCTAAAAATTATAAAGTTGCAGAGGATGAAAATGAAGCCACCATGCTTGCAAGAGCAAAAGTAAAGGGCAAGATTGCATCCATGCCGGAACGGCCGGGAATCCTTGTTTTTATGCCCGGACATGTCGGTATATATATTGGTGGCGGCGAAGTCGTCGAATGCACACCATCAGAATCACTCGGAGGATGGGGCGTACTAACCACAAAACTAAAAGGTAGAGGCTGGACTGATTGGGCTGAATATGCCTGCATCAGCTACGATACACCATCAGGATGGCAGCAAACTGAAGGATGCTGGTTTTATTTCTTGAACGGTGAAACGCTTAAAGGCTGGCGCTGGCTGCCTGTGTCAAATGGATCTGATGCATGGGGATGGTTTTACTTCAATCCAACCAACGGCATCATGCAGGCGAATAAATGGGTAAAATTCACAGATGGAAAGGAATATGAATTAGGAAAGAACGGCAAATGGACCGGTAATGCTAAATAAAAATAACGCTCACTCTCAATTAAGATAGTGAGCGCTTTTTATTTTTCTTTCAGAACTGCCTTCCTATATTGATTTCTTTCTTTTAAAAGCTTTTCTAAATCTCTTTTTACACCCCTTTTTATGTCACCGATGCAATAAGAAATCTGCTTTTGTTTTTTTCTGCAATATTCCGAACACAAGTTATTATTTTTTTTTGATGCGAATGTCTTCATGCAATATATGCATATCTTTTTTCGCTCACTTCTTAATTTTTTCTTTGCTTCCATAATTTCTGGATTATTTTTTATTATTTCTTTTTTGTGCTCTCGCTGCCATTTTAACGATTCTTTTTGTTTGCAATCAGGACAATATTTTTGCCTACCAGAGTTTACCACATATTCTTTTCCACATGATAAGCAGGTGTCTTTGCTGCCTATAAGCCGAGATACAGGGGGAGCTTTATACGCTCGCCGAGCCTCTAATCTACATGCCGGACATCTTTTGGCTCTCGGTCCTCCAATAAAACTGATGCCGCAATCAGTACAAATACGGGGTTTCAAAGAACTTCTTTTTTACTTTCTTTAGCGCAATTTGCACATAATCTGCTATTGACTTCACCATAATATCCGATGCCACATTTTGCGCATTTATGCAATGTTTTTTTCATTTTCTATTTAATTCATCACCAAATAAAACGTAAGCGATGAACTTTTTTCATGTGGAGAAGGTGTAACTTTTTCGAATACCCACTTTTCAAGGGTACTCGAACTTACTCCTAGCTTGCCCGCTAGTTTCGGCATTGACAATCCACTAAATTCTTTAAGCTCAGCAAACGTCATTCTAGATAGCTTGTAGGCCGTTTTTAGTATGGCCGCGATTTCTTCATCCGCATATTCATTCATCCACTCTTGCCATCCACGTTCGGCAATAAATAGATCCATATTATCGTATATCTGAGCTTCTTCGTACAATCTTGCAAATAAATCAAATGGTGTGTAAATCATTTTTGTTTCCTCCTCTTAGTGCGCTTGACGCAGAAATTGTTGCATGGCAACGTAATCGGTTGCTTCATCAACGGCTTTTCTTCCAGCTAATTTGATTGCAGTGGTCTTATTCATTAATTCTCGTTCACGGGAATCGTATTCTTCTGTGTTAAGCCATTTTTCAGCCTCTTCTTTAGTATCAAATACGTATACGTTGTGATTCCATCCACTAAATTCACGCTTGCTGCTAACTCCATATATTTTTCTTGACAT